CTGCACCTGATCGCGGATTTGGGTGGTGTAGTTGGCGCCACGCGAGTCCATGACCAGCATCGAGTTCAGGGTAAAGCTCGACATGAAGTGCATCACGGTATTTTGGTCGATGTTACCGGTGTTCCGACTGATGCGCTCCACGTTGTCCGTCATGCCCACGATCAGCTGACGCATCACACTGGTCGAGGTCTTCCGGACTTCCACTTCCATGATGAACATGAAACGGCTGGTACCCCAACCGTTGTCGATACTCACGATCCCTTGGGTCTCGGATGCCGGACGGATGACGCGTCCGGCAAACCCGGCCACTGCACCAACACTGAAGTCGCGGCCGGCGTCAGTCAGCTCAGCCAGCACTCCCACATCCCGGTCGGAGATGCTGCTTACGAACGGACGAATGGGCATGTCGGAGTAGCTACCCATTTCGCGGAAGGCAAGATTGAGAACTTTCATCGTTACAGCTACCTTTGAGGGTTATTGAGCGTTTAGACGGATGATCAGGTCAGCCATCTGGCTGCGAATGTCTGGGCTGGTCGAGAAAACCCGCGTCACGTGAAGATTGTCAATCTCACGGATCAGTTCTTCCGGCGCATGGACCCGCCATTCGTCATTAATAATAGTTGAACACACTTGGTTGATGGCATTGGCCGCCAAGTTATTGGGTTTCGCCGGGTCATGCTTACGCGAGGTCCGCCGGTAGTACGGGTAGATCTCGTGAAGCTTTTCCATGGCTTGCTTGGGGATCTTGCCCAACCCTTCTCGCTGGCTGAACATGCCGTCGGCATCGACGACTACGCGTTCGGCAGCAACCAAGAGAGCAAGTTCCTTGTAACCCCAGTGCCAAAGCACTGCTTGGGAAACGGCAATGATTCGCATCAGTGCCTTTTTAGGCAGAGAGTGGATGGACTTGGGCGGTAGCACCGGACCCATGATCCATTTCACCAACGCGACATGATGTTCCTCAACCGCGACCTCGGCGAAACCCTGCACCGACGCCAAGCACTGATCCAGTTTTACCGGATCGTAGTTGGGATCAATGCGTTTGATCAACACGTGCGGGCGTTCGGTGTACTTCTCAATCAGGATCTTGTCCCCGTCGGGGATACCCTGATTCATCTTGTACATGTCCCACACTGAGGAGTTGTCGTCTTCGGCCGATTCCTTGATCAGTTCCTTCTTGCGAATGTTGTTCGGTGAGAAGCGACTGTCCAAACGTTTGAAGGTACCGTCCAGGAAGTTGAAGATCAGACGAATGAGGTTGTCATCGTCCGATCGGGGGTACAGCGGACCGATGGCCAGCTTACGCAGGATCGAGAGCGCCATCAAGTAATAGGGAATCTCGGTAGAACTTAACCCGCCGAGCAGAGTACCGATACCAGCCTTGCCCCCATCCACACTGGCTTCCACGTAGGCTTGCAACCGCGACAGCCCTGGCCACTTGGTGATCGCCGAATTGTTGATCAGTTCGTACGCGGTCTTCTCCTTGAACTTGCTGGCCGTCCAAGCCGAGCTGATCTTGGCGATGTAGTCGCCCCAGATCGGGATCATCGGACGCAAGCCCAGCGCCAGAATGACCAGGTCGATGTAATCGTCCTTGAGGTAGGTCCGATCTACGTAGATCGGCCCCCGAAGGCCACTTTCCTCGTAGGTGTTCTTCAGGGACGACGGGAAGGTCATGTCACCCCAGACGTACACGTACTGACGAACGGTCTCGTAATCGATGATGTCGTAGATTTCTTTGACATGCTTCGCCATGTCGCTGTGCAGTACCATCGGGTCGCGCACCGTGTCCAGCGTTTCCCGCGATTCCAGATAAATGTTCCACAGGCGGTCGATCTTCTCGGGAGCCAACCGAGTCAACAGCTTGTTCAGGTCGGTGAAGATGTTCTCGCGATCCGGGGCGCTGGCGTTCTTGTAGCCCGCCGTAGGCCACATCTGCACTTGACCTTTGTACTTGATACTTACGATGTTGAAGCCGGTCCTCACCGAGTACTCTTCAATCGCAAATTCCATGGTATTGCTCCTAGGTTACAGGGTTGCGTTAGGATAATGTATCTCTGTACGCTCTTTTATTCCAGTCAGATGTTAAACGCCATGTTCATGTACCGCTGGAGCCAAGCCAGGCGCTACGATGGGCGCTTCATGGGTCCCTTCCTTCTATAATAAATATCATTTGCCAGTTTTATTTAACCAGCGTTATTTGCCATTGGAGATCTCCTTATTACGGATCGCCGGCGGGCCGTACGTGCGTTGCAGGTAACGGTTCAACTTGATGGCGTGCTTACGACGCGATGCGCGCATGGGCATCCAGCCCAGTTCCCAGTAGTAACCCACTTCCTTTTCCAGCTGGCGCATGTAGGACGTGACCTGAAACGGCTTGCGACGGATATTGAGCTTGGTGTACGTCATGGAAGAATACCTTTGAGGGTGGTTATCCCTTAGATAATGTACAACTGTAAAATTGATGAAACGGCATAAGGCACTCCCCGGTCCCAAACAAGGACCGGGGAGCCTTACCGTCACAACGCTAATGGATTAGCTATTGGGATTGGCCTTAGAGAGGCACGTCGTCATCGAAGTCGTAGTCACCGCCGCCGCCGCCGGAGCGTTGCTGCTGTTGACCACCACCATTATTGCCACCACCGTAACCACCACCGTAACCGCCGCCATTACCGCCACGGTTGCCGTAGTTGTTGTTACCGCCGCCGTTGTAGCCGCCGCGCTGCTGGTTGTCGTTACGGGTCATCCAGGCCGGCTTGGCATAGGTAATCGCCAGCGCTTCCGCCACGATCTTTTCCATCATGTTGGCCCAGCTGACCGCGCCGATTTTGTAAGCCAGACGCTTGTCCATCGGCTGTCCGTCTTTGTTACGGAAGTGATGGTATTCGTCGAGCATCAGGTCGAACTCGATCAGCGGGCGGTTCTTGCCACCGGTCACACAGATGGTGATTCGACCGTCTTCGTAACGCTCGACACAGATGGCACCCATGGGCAGCTTTTCCTTGGAACGCTGACCCCGGATGAACGGGTGACCGTCCACACCGATGACGTAGCCAACCGGTTCACGGGCACGGGCCACTTCGCGGATCATTTCCATCAGGCCGTAGAAGCCATGGGAGTTCATAGCGGCGTCGATGTAACCGTTGTTGTTGCCCTTGTCCATCGGCATGTTGGTCTTAACGCGCAGACGGGGATTGTTTTCATAGAGACTGACACGCAGGGTAGGTTCCTTGTCAGTCTCGGCCGTGCGCGGGGCCTTCAAAGCCAGCTTGAATTCATCCAGCAGGTTTTCGATAGGCTGCTTGCGCTGTTGTTCGCTCATTGATACTCTCCGTTGTGCAAGAAGAACATAACGTCCCATGATGAAAGGCTTATCAGGTCATGGTCGTTATAGGTCGTCAAATAATGGGCACACTCTTTCTTATTTTAAGTGCTGTACAGCTTTCGAATGTACCCTTCAAGGACTGGGTCGTGTTCATTGGACACATGACGCAAGACCATGTCTTTGGTAGTCACGCTGGTCCACTTGTAACGCTTGGCCAGATCAAGGATATGGCGGCGTAACTTGATGGGAGCCGGCGTGAACAGGTTGCCATCGCCAAACAACTGCACGGTCATCCGGTCAAACGGAATCATGTTCAGCTCTTTGCCGTTATACAACTTCGTGTACCAGAGGGTGTGTGGTTTCATGGCCCCGGTGTGGGTTTCAAGCAATACCAAACGACTGAACTTGTAGCGATTGAGCAAATCCACAGGGAAGTGCGTGATGATCAGCACCTTCCGTTGGTCTTGCTCGAAGTCCATGTCGAAGACCCTCAGGTCGGCGTCCGGTTGCAACTGTTGGAACTCCTTAAAGGTGTTTCCCTCCAGCGCTTGGACGAACTTCTGGTTTTCAGTGGTGGCGTTCTTGTGCAGGGCGTGCGGAAACTTGCGGTTCAACGAGGCGAAGGTACACAGATAGAAGACTACCTTGACTTTGCCATTGGTGGTTTGTCGGATGGCGCCTTCGATGACCTGCATCTCGTTGCTGATGGTTTCCGCGATCAAATCCGGTGACATCCCGGTCCGTTCTTCCGTGGGGATGGACCCGAGGATATTGCGATACAGTGTACGCAGGTTCACATACAGGGCATCGTAGGACAGAATCGGGGGTACCTGAACTTCCTTTTCCGGTAACACCCCTTGAGCGGATTCGATAGCCAAGCTCGTCCCGATGGAAATCGGTAAGGCGCCTTTTTCACGATCGATCAGAATTTGGCGGGCTCTCATGAGAAGTCCTTACTTCGTTAGCTCATCTAAAATGCGGAACATTTCCTTTTCTACGTCTTCGGCGACCTCGGGCATGCGTTCTTTGAGCAGACTGGCCAGGTTATCGCGGGTGATCGTGATCGGCTGGGGGATATTGTCGTCCTCTTCGATCAAGGCACTCTTGACTTCCAGTTCATCCAGCTGAGTGGTGAACACAAATTGCGGGTAGAGTTCACGGACTGCCTGAATGGCCCCCAGCATCTCGTCTTCGCGTTGCATCTTCAGACGAAAATTGCTGCCATCGGGGAAATGCTCGAACCCTTTAAGGGCGTCGAGGCATTCTGTCAGGCTGCGACCCTGAAGCTCCAAGGTCAGGTAGAGCTTAGCCCCTTTGTTTTCCACGAACTCGAACTGATCACCCTGCTCACCCCGGATCACCGCCCGGATATGCCCCTTGGGTGCTTCCTCACCGTGACACAGGCGGTCAAACGAACCTTGTGCCAGGATGCGGTCATTGACACTGTGCAAGTGCACGTGGCCAATAAAGATGTAGTGCTTAACGATCGACAACCAGCGGTCGGGACGGTGGGTGTTATGGCTCATGGGGATCTGGTAGTCGAATGCTCCGTGCATGCAGGCAATGTCTACCTTCTCTAGGCCATGTGCAGCCAGCAGTTCCGTGGTTTGCCGCCACGTATCGTCGGCTTCGGGCGACCACTCATCTGGAACATAGAGAATCGTGAGGTCAAACCGGTCCAAGTACTCGATCGACAAGGTCGGTACATACTTGAAATCGGCGGGCTTGAGCAGATTGCGATTGAGCCCCACGAAGAAGCTGCTCTGTTTCCAGTCGTGCGAGGGTGTTCCCTCCAAAACCCGTACCACGATATCCCGGCGTTGACACATGGCCAAGAAGTCCATGAACCAATCCGCCGCTTCCGAGGCTTCCGTCGACGGGAAAGACAGCAGCCGGTCGAATACGTCACCGGCAAACAGGATCAGGTCCAGTTCCCCGGTTTCATCGGTGTCGGGAAACGCTTTGCGCAGGTTTTCGACAATGAAACCAGTGGTGGTTCGGTGGTGCCCCAGATGGATGTCAGAGATCGAAGCGAGTTTGATGGGTTTAGAATTCATCGAATTCGCCGGAGAGTTGGTCTTGACCACTGCCTGAAGACGGGGTGTCCTTTTTATCGGTGCCTTTCTCGGTGGCAAGTTCCACGGTGGACAGCAGTTTACCGTCGTCGGTCTTGATCAGCTTATCCAGCGGCAGCTTGTAACGAGTGTAGATGCCGACCCACGCCTTGAAATGGTTAAGCAGGGTCTCTTCATCAGCGGTCATGGGCTGGTTACGCAGCTGGGTTTCCAGGTACGCATCAGCCACTATGGCGTGTTCATTGACCACCTTCTGCCCGTAGATATAGGCGATCTCACTGACACTGGCACCCTTGCGTTGCAGGTCCGGTGCAATGGTCGGAAGTCGTTGTAACAGCGGGGGAACGGAGAACAGCACTTCGTTGTTGGCACCGATGACATCGATCTCCCGGTGTGGGTTACCGGCAATGTCCGACCACACGCTCAGATCCACCTTACGGTGACCTTCGGAGTTGATCAACAGGGGCAGTAGACTTCGCACAAAGACAGCTTCGGGCAGTCGAGGACGGTCGGCTTTGCTGACACGTGCCAGTTCCTCGAACATTTCTTCCATATCGATGGTTTCCATGGGTACTACCTCGGAATGTGGATAAAACCCCTCCCACGCGGGAGGGGTCTATGTTGCGGGGGATCAGGCGATGAAGATCGGCTCACCAGCGGTGAGGTCTTCTGCGGGCGCTTCGGCGCCCACTTGGTCGGCGGTCACGTTGTGCGGGTTGTTGTGTTCGGCTGCCTGGAGTTCACTGGCCTTGATCTTCGCTAGGACGCCCTTGCGGTATTCCTTCAGGCTGATGTCGTCCATCACGTACATCGACTTCTCCGCAGTCAGGCCGTAGGACAGGGCCAGGTCGCGGATCGGCTCCAGGGCTTCGGGGTGCTGGTCGAACACGTCACTGCGGGCCCAGGCGTCACTGGGCTGGGTGGCATTCGGTTCCTGAGATTCCAGGGTAACCACACCGGCTTCGTCGATGCTGATGCGCTGGCAACCCGGCACGTAGATCTCGGTGCAGATCAGCTCCGGTACGCGCTGCTCGCTGTGCTGGGCCTTGAACAGCAGGGCATTTTGCAGACGGTTGACGATCTGCGCGGCGAGGCTGTCCAGGAACACTTCATTCTTGAACATGCCGTGGATGTACTCGTGCACCGCATCGCGAGTGGCCTCGACGATGATCTTCTTCTGGTTGGCCAGACTGGCCTCCAGCGCTTCGATGCGCTCCAGAGCGGCCTCCAGCGCTTCGATGCGCGCCTGCAGAGATTCGATGGTAACTTCGGACGGGTTGTCAGCTTGGCTCATCTTTTTAACTTCCATTATTAACTGCGTTTACCAATATAGCCATCGTTGTTGATATCAAACACGTCGATGACCTTATTGTTCGTGGTGCCAATGACGTAGCCGACGTTTCGGGTTTCGCCATTGTCTCTTACGATAGCATTGATCTGTAAGTTAATACGATCATGCTTCTCTTCGGTGACACAGGTTACAATCGCTTCATCGAATACCCGGTGTAGGTAGCCGCTTAGTGTCCCTTCGACTTCTTGTCGAATGTCGTTGGCGTTGTTGCCATAGCGGTAGACCAGCCACGGCAAGGAGGCGACGTTTCCTCGATACATGTCCGACTGGCTGTATTCTGAGGTGCAGAAGTACAGCATGGCCCGTTCGATCTTGTCCTCGATCGATTCCACGAACCCCTTGGCAGTCAGGGTGGGGATTTTAACTGTCATGGCTTACCTCTCAAAAAAGAAATGGGGGAGCCGAAGCTCCCCCATACCCATTAGAGCGCGTTGTTCTCTACACTGGTCATGTCATCACGACCCAGTGCGTAGAACATTTCAGCCAAGGCCCAGTTGTCTTGGGCGATAGATTGCTCTTCAAAGGAGTACTTGGTCAAGCCATCATGCATCAAATCCAGGTTCGATACAAAGTGCGAATGCCCCTCCTCGTCAAACACCGCAAAGCCGTTGGTGATTTCGCGGTACTCAGTGTGATCGTTGCCAATTGCCCCTGGCTCCAGATCCACGTACGTACGGCTCCATCCATCGCAACGACCTTTCATCCATGCGTTCCGGATCACAGGGTTAGCCATGATCTGGCGCTGGAGGGTCGGGCCAGCATGCTGCATTTCGCCGATGGTCCGCAAGGTACGGATTTCATCCGGTTGCCAGCGGTTCTCGAAACGCCGCTTGATGGCGGTTACATTCCGTGCGATGCCATCGAAGTCGAAACTATCGTACATCTCACGGGCCCGTTGAGCAAACCGCTGCCCAGCGCTCCCCAACCGCTGCCCCACGTCCTGCACATGCCGTTGCAGGAAGGAACGGTTTTCTAGGGAAGGCGAGCCGGACAACAGCATGTTAAAGGTGTCGAAACACCCGAATGCTACGTTTGCCATTTATTGCTCCGGTACAGGACTGATTTCATCCCCCTCTTTCAACCACGCCTGACTGGTCGAGAGGAACGGCGTTGGGAAAGCCACGTTCGCACTGACCCGGAAGGGTCGGTTGAGGTTCATCACCCCAGTGTGCGGGCGCAACCGCTCCAGTTTATCAGCCGTTTCCTTATCCAGACACAACTGACCGTTCAAAGCATCGCCGTCGAAGTCGGCGTTGGGGGCTTTGAGGGTCAGCACCGAGAAGCTCACGGTATTGTCGTTCGGGTCGGTCTTGATCTTCGGGATGTCGAATCGTTGAATGGAACCACGCTTCAGGGTCGGGTTACGTGCAAAGGTGGTCGGAATCCCCTTGCCTCCAGGTGCCTCGGCGATCAGCTCTTGGAAGAGACCGTCGATCATCGGATGGTAGCAAAGGGTGTTCTTGTACTGCAACGTCCGGATCTCGTTGGGGGTGAGATCCTGCTTCAGCAACTTGTTGTCCAAGTGGGACTTGAACAGCAGCACCGACAGGGACCATGGCAACTCGATCGTGTTGTAGTCGTGGGGTTTGTGATTGGAACCGATTACCGCCCGGTAGGTGAAGTGGGGACGGGTCCCGTAAATCAACTTACGGAAAATCCCTTCCTTCTTAAAGGCGGTGAACTTCTCGAAGTCCCGGTAATAGGAGTTCAGCTTGACGATACTGCGGATACAGCGGGCTTCCTTCAGTTCTTGCGAAGGCTCCCCGTGGGTGGAGTACATCGAAGCGATCGCCAGGATAGCGTCGATGGCCGGTTGCATCTTGTGGTCGGTGTAGAGGGTGCCGTTGTTCTCCTCGGTAATGAAGGCCAGGCGACTGGGGAACGGTAGACGTTTCGGGAACATCACCGGACGGACTTTGTCCAAGTACGCACGCAACTTGTTGCGCTCCGCCGGGCGGGCCTTGATGATCTTGTTCTTGAACAGGGACTCCATGATCTGGTCGTAGTGGTCGTGGAAGTTCCGCAGACCACGTGGCAGGTTCAAGGTCTGAACCTTGAGCATGATCGGTGGGATCTTGGTAGTCGGTCGATAGAACGGGTCGGTCAACCATTCGAGGATGTTGTACCCCGAGTAGGTCAGGTAGTTGGACAGGATGCGGAACACCGTCAGGTGCAGGAATGCCGGGACGCCAGGGGGCGCTTCCAGCCACAACAGGGATTCCAGCGGTTTCTCGGTGATCGGTTCCACCAAGGTGTTACAGATCTTGCACATCAGCCCACGGTTGTATTCGCCTTTCAAATGCCCGCCGTCACACTGAGGAACGTTGCTCAGGGTGTCGCCGTTGTAGTGGGTGTAGATGAGCGAGTTCAGGTGCTCACGAGCTTGCTCGGACCGCAAATCGATGTTGTTAACGATGACCGCAGGTTGGCTGAGGCTACGAAACATCTGATCGTAGTCAACGGTTTCGAGATAGACACCTTTTTGCATTGCTGCTCCTTACGCTTAAAAAGAAAGGGCATAGAGGAGGGGCGAACCCCTCCTCCATGTTACCCTACCGTCAGTTTACCACTGACGCACGCGACCCATGAAGGGACGAGTGTAGTCCTGGGTTTGGGTACCCTGGCTGGTCGCGAAACCAAACAGGCTGCCGCCCAGGTTGTGACCGGCCAGACCGCCGATCATGGTGTTGCCGCGCTGACGCATGCTGCCCATCTGAACACCCGCGCTGACGCGGTTGATCACGATACCGCAACCACGGATGGCGGCGGCGAGAGCGGCGATGACTTCCTTCGGGAAGAACACCTGCTGGGCGAAGCCCTTGACCTTCACGCCACCACCGAAACGGTTGGTCAGCATGGAGATACGACGCTCCAGACGGTAGTCCATCGGGAGATCGGTTTGGTCGTAGGTGTCCTGCCACAGCAGGGCCTGCTCCGGGTCCTGCGGAGCGAGGTTCAGCATGGCCAGGGTGTCGATATCACGCAGGTCCTTGACGTTACCTGCATCGTCGACGTAGGTGCCGAGGATGATACGGTTCTGACCGCTCACCACCAGCGGTGCGCCAACGCCGGCCAGTTGTTCGTGGGCCGTAGTGAAACGGTTGCCAGTCACATGGTCGAAGGAGTTGCGCAGGATCTGCGCACCGGTACCGGCCGGGTCGAGAGCGGCGTCGAGGATCACTTGGTGAACCCAGGTGAGTTCGCCACGCTCTTCGACGTGCATGCCGATGGCCAGATCGCGGTGGCACAGGGTGCCGAGGTATTCCAGCAGATCGTCATCGGAGAAGTTGCCACCGAGGACGTCGACTGCCTGGCCGCCGGCCAGCAGGTTCAGCTTGCCGATATCACGCAGGTTGATGGACTTGCCACCAGCAGCCTTCAGGAGATTCGGGCGGAAGCCGTTCACCCAGTAGAGGTTGTCGGTGAGCAGGGACACCGAAGCCAGACCCAGGGTCAGCAGTTCGAGGGTGATCTGCTTGCCCTGAGTATCCAGGGTGGTGATGTTGAAGACCGGGTAGAAGTGCTGGGTCTCACCATCACGACGACGGCCGAAGTTCAGGGTGTCCTGGGATGCCTGCGGGGTGGTGTAGATCATCTCCAGCTGACCGCCGACGGTGGTCAGACCCTGACGACGGTTGCCGCCTTCCTTCTCCAGCAGGGTGGCGGTCAGGTTCAGGGCCACGTCGGTACGCTTGGGCAGACCGGAAGCAGTCTTGATCGGGTCACCACCGAAGTCGATGGAGACGTCGACACGGTCATCGGCCGACAGCCAGTCGGCAGCGAAGCGCGGCTGGTAGCCGATCTTCTCGACGGACAGGGTGGTCACGGCAGCCGAAGCGTAGAACGCCAGGTTGCGCAGCTTGTCGCTGTCCTTTTCCGGGTCGACTTCGGACGGCACGGTGGAAACACCGCAGTCGTGGAAGACCACTTGGCCTTGTACCAGGTTGGAGATGGATTCTTGAACGCGGTTCAGGTAGCGCTGGTCCCAGACGTCGCCCACGGTTTGGACGATGTCGAAGCGACGACCATTCCACTCACCGATGCGCGGGGCCAGAGTACCGGCGCTGGCTTCCAGCAGCAGGGTGTGGGCGAAGACCTGGGTGACGTTCGGCTGGTCGGGCAGTTCCAGCGGCAGCAGGATCACGGCAGCCGAAGTGGCCAGGTTGGCTTCGTGGGCATCGATACCCACAACGCGGAACTGGTCGAGGCTGATCGGGGAATCGCTGGAGATTTCCTGATCAGGGCTGAACATTTCGTTCATGTGCTTGACGAACTTGGCCAGATATTCGCCTGCCGAAGTACGACCCATCGGACGAGCCAGAGTCCGGTTCAGATCACGGATGGAACCGGTACGGACGTCGCCAGGGTTGCCGGGCGGCGGGGTTTGCGGAGCCGGTTGCTCGACCGGCTTACCCTGACCCAGCACAGCTTCGTTGACCTTGGCGGCGCCGTTGTTTTCGTTGACATTAAATGCCATGGTATTGCTCTCCGTTACGTTTACTTCAAGGTTTGTTGCGTTGGTGCATTCGAATGAACCAAGCTATACAGCTCTGGATTCAAATGTATAATGTGGAAGTGAAATTATTTACGAACAGATTTGAAACACATACCGGTCGTAGTAGGACCGGCGCAGGCCAGTCCAAGATGCTTAATATCACCTCTATACCATACGTGCAACTGTGTAAAAAATTACTAAGCCACTTGAGAATGCTAACACGAGGGTCGCACCGTCGCGGTGACGGCGTCCTGCATTTAATAGTACCGCCCTTTATTTTTAAACCAATCCTTTGACTTTCACCTACCCCAATGGGGATACCTCCATGTACACACTGTTTAATGATCGTTCTGTACTCGACAGAACCAGTGTCAGGGATCTGCGACTTGACTATGCATTAGAGCAGATGAGCAAGGACGCTGACCGCTGGATTGAATACCGGCGTGAAAACGTGGCTGGGGTGGCGAGTGACCATTTGCTGGTGCGCATCCTCCAATCACTGAACATAACTTACACCGGTAATCTTGAGATCTATCGCAGCGCCGTCGAACAGCGCACGATGCAGGTCTCTGGGGTACTGGGGTTGACCTCACCCCTATATAAAGGAAAGCTCCACAGTCCGGGGGTCTTCTACGGCAAGGGGTATCAGGAGATCATCATCGCTACCGACGATGACTTCTGGTTGCGTGATGCCAAGGATACATGGCGGGAATGGGAACCGGTTCGAGTGCTGTCTCATCCACGCAGTGACCTCGGCTATGAATCCTTGGATGGACAAGCCAACGCCCGTGAGAAAGGGTTTGCGGTGATCACAGTCAATATTCCCATGCTGGCCTGCCAGTATAAGCTGTGGCGGGAATCGCCGGAATCCAAGGACGGGGACAGCAATCGCTTGCTGCAACACTTCGTCCTGATGTACCCATTGACCAATGCCTTGCGCTCGCATCTGGATGTCGCCTTGTTTAACCGCCTGAGCCGGTTGTGGTTTGATGAGTCGCCAGGGGTGAGCTATCGTCGCCTGCCGTTCTATACCACGGACCTGAGAGTACGGGTAGATCAATCGCTGCGCAGCATGATCAACCGCATGTTGACCCAGTCGCTAGACATGGAAGGCATGCTCAAGGTGATTCCGGCCCTGTACCGTAAAGATGCCCTGCGGGTCCATCAGCTGCCGCGTATGGCGTATGGTAACCAGATTCTCTGGGGGCTGTACATAGCTCGGCTGAACCTGATTCGCTTCTTGGTGCACTTTAGTCGTATCAACAACAACGCCAAGAACACGGCAGAGTTGAACCGGATAAAACGCTCGATCATCGAAGCTGAATCCAGCAAGTACTTGGTCAATGGTTTACCGGTCCAGGTCCATGAGCACTTTAGTCAAGTGGTCAACGAACAGATCGCCCCGTTCCTGTAACGGCAAAGGAAAAGAGGGAGGGACCGAAGTCCCTCCCTCTATGCCGTCAAGACGCGGCGGGTGTATAAATGTCACTGACCAGACGCACTTGACTGGAATGGACGTGATACATACCGACCACTTCCAGCAGCATGTAGAACGACTCCAAGGTCTCGTAGGTGAGCTTGCGGATGTTCATCCCTTGCAGGACTTCCTTCGGCATACCCTTCTCCGACATCAGACTGGTGGGCAGAAGCAAGGTGGTGATCTTGTCCCGACCGGCACGCTTACACCAGATCTCCAGACGCTTGGCCAGGTCACGATCCTCCATCCCGTCGAGCCAGTTCTTCATATCGGTCTTATTTCGGATTTCCAAGGGTGCTTTGATCACCGAATACGGGGGCGGTGGGGTGATGCCGTACTTGGGCGCAAAGACTTCTTCCCACAAGAGGTATTGCTGGTAGGCCGAAGTGGCCATGTTCTTGTAGGTTTCCTTGATCTGACCGGTTTTGAGGAAGCGCGACTCGCCCTTGGCGATCGAGTTTTCGATGTCCTTCTCCAGACCGTAGATAATGTCGTAGAGGTAGGAGACCTTGAACTGCTTACCTTGGTTGATGGTTTCGAGGATCTCCTCCATCAAGTCCTTGGCCCGTGCGATCACGTCAATCGGGACGATCGATGAACGCAACGCAACGCCCTTGATCTCCATGTCCGGTTTCACGTAGACGTTACCTTCACGCGCCGAGCGGAACGCAAAGTAATGCTTGGCCCGTGCCGTCAAAGCAAACACCGGAAACGCATACTCGTTCTTCATGGACAGGCGGTGCAGGTCTTTCGGACTCACCCCCATGTTGGCGGAGAACTGCGCCAGTACGTGAATGATACACTGGGTGGCCAAGTAGGTCATCGTGTACCAGACACCATCGCCTACCGTGGTGCGCTTGTAGCTGCCCGTGTACCACTTCACCCAATCCTGCGTGGTAAAGATGGTCGAGTCAGTGTCGGACGCCAGTACGGTCCGCCGGACGATTGACTTGATGTTGGCCACGGTCGGCGGCAGGGTCTTGGGAACCCACAAGGCTTTGATCAACGGGGTGTAGTCTTCCAGCGTTTTGGCCACGGCCACGTAGGTCTTGGCCAACTTGCGGTAGCCTTCCGGGTTACGCTCTTTGAGTTTCTCCCGGTCGATCCCTTGAATCTCATTGGCCGACAACAGATTCACAAAGTAGCTGATGTCCGTGTCCTTGATCCCCGGCGCCAGCGCTTCATCGGGGTCGCCGATTTCAATCGCATCCAGGTCCGGTTCCACAAAGCGCCGCATGAACTCCCGTACCAGTGCATCATTGTACTTGGCCAAGTGATACATGTCGCCAATGTAAACAAAGGCGGCCCGCTCCAAGTCGTTCAGCTTCTCAACCAGCTGACCGATGCGCGCGAGTTCCGTTGGGTTGCGGAAATACAACTCGGTCGAGCGTACCACGCATTCCATGGTTTGTTCTACCGTGGGAATGACGATGTTGTACTGCTGGAGACAGGCTTCCAACTGCGCATAGTCGGTGTTGGTGATGATGGCCAGGATGTTGGCCATGGCGATGTCCGCGTTCCAGTAGTGTCGACTGCCGGTCAGGAACTTCTCGTTGGTGGCGTTCCCGTAACCGGTGGCCGTACGGCACATCGAGGTCAGCGAACTGTGGCCCGAGCGAACATAGAGGATGTTGCCTGAGAAACCATGCATACCGGAGATCGAGTTGATGCCGATCTTCTTGGCGTTCTGCTCGCAGTCCTTGATGTATTCCAGTACCGGGTTACCTGCGATACGGGCTTGGAACATTTCGTTCTTGGCCTTCTTACGACCAGCGATGCCCCCTTCAACAAAGTCAGCCGAGGTGGACTTGATCACTTCGGGACGTTCGTAGCACGTCAGCGACGGCGAAAGAATACGGTTGGTGGCGACCACCTCTTGGACGTAACCGAGAAAGGTTTCTTCCACCTTCTCCCGGTTACCGGGGCTCACTTGTTTGAGGGCCACCACTTGGGGGTCTTTGATGGGCAACTTGCCTTTACTGGATACCGAACGCTTGACAAAGTCCATGCAGACATCCATCGGCTTTCCAGTCATCTTGTTCAGGTAGGCAGCATTCTGAACAATGTAGCCCTTGGCGATATTCAAATCGCGAATATATTCGTTAGGTTTGAGAACAAACGGGTTTTGCATTGCAGTACTCCTAATCCTTCATCGCATAGGTCGGTGGCGTCTAAAAACACCACGACGGCAAAAAAGAGAGGGGGCCGAAGCCCCCTCCTTTTGCAAGATGCCAATAACCCTGCAACTGTAACGGAGTGTTCAATTGCATATCATTAACTATCTGGTAAAAAATTAACTGGGCGTGATCGTGAAGTCTTCGAAGCCATTCGCCAACAGGGCCTGTCGGACCCGGTTGATGTCTTCCTGCGACGTACTGTTGATCTTCACCGTCAAGGTGGTGTGATTCACCACCTCAACACTGTTCTCGTCGATCCACGGTAGGCCGAGGACCACGATCTGATCATCCGGCAGCCGAAGCTTCACATAACTGTATCCGAACGCATCGTCTACTGTCCCTTCCGGCAGATGAGGGTAGACAGCGATGTGTTGGGATACAATGTCAGCGAAAAGACGGGCCGTATCAGGGTCCAAGATCGACAAGACCTTGGTCACTTGGAAACGCGCCCCGAGAATCGACGGGGCGTTGGTTTGGAAGTTGATCGTCTTGCCGATCAACGCGGACGTGATGGCGGGCATGTCATTCCTCGATATAAAGGTGGAGAGTTCCTTCCGCATCCATAACGCGAATATCCTCCCACGGCAAGATGAACAAGTGGTTGAGCAGCGGCGACTGACGGATCAGATCCACATGCCGCTGTAACGTCGGATTGCGGAACGCCGGGGTTGGCGACAAGGCCGCCGCCACAATGTTCTTGATTCGACGGCTCATGGAGTGCGAGATCCCCGAGTCGATAGTCATCGGAAAATCGGGATCGGTTTCCGCCAGAATTTCACCAACAATCAACCCCAAAACTTCAGACTCTTCGACGATGATCTTCATTCTACGCTCACGATTAGCCAGAGATTATCGGTACTCAGACGCAGATTTAACAATTTGCGGCAGGTAGTACCGAGCATAAGATCAATTCTTTTATACAGCCAATCTACCGCGAGCGCCAGCAACTTCGAATCGTGGTTCATCTCCTCGGCGATTTCCTCGGGGTCACGCAGTACCTCCTCTGCCGTCTGTCCCCAGCGGTACACTGTATTTGCCGGGTTTTCATAACGAGTCCTTTTCGGTGACCGCCACGCTTCATTGGCGGCGAACGGATTACGACCGGTTTGGCGATAAACCATGTACTGGTTAAACACCTCATCCAAGTCGTAATCTGCATTGTACATCGAGGACAACGTGGTGACCAGCTCTTGGATATCGTCACTGATATCAAATACTACGGTGATCATCAGAGTAAACCCTTAAAGCAATCAGACAGTCATTGTTGATCCATTCCAGTACCATTGCGGAGTTAACCCGATCGCCGGTAGCGTTAAGACCTTTCATACAACGGTACAACTCGTTTTGAATTACAGAACAGATCTCCATGATGAGCACCAGCTGGTCAGACGTGATGCCAGTGTAAAAGTTGATCCCCATCGACATGAACGCACGGATCAGTTGTTGATCGGGAGCTTGGCCGATTGCCGAGAAGGCGGTCTGTACTGCCAGTTCAACGACTTTACGGCGACAGAAGTTCAGCTCATGAAGAGCCGTAAGCAGATGATCAATGGGGTCGAGGATCTCATCAAAGGTGACCAGTAGGTTGACCGTCCTTACATTAGCTATCGACCCTGTGGAAGTTAAGCAGGGCATTGCCTGTAGCCCGGTTAAATTCACATCCATACATGTAGTACCCTTGGTTGGCAAGGTTAACGGTCATCTCAACCATCCCGTAGTAATGATCGACGATGATGTCGTAGAAGCTAGACAAGCACACATGGATAGCGCGCTCGGCGGCCATGGCAGCTTCCTCTTGTCGAATGTCGTTGGCATCAATGAACCCCGTGGCCAACGACTCCAGCATGTCATACAGCACTTGGTCATCACCCATGGCACGTGCGTCGAGAACCGCATTAAGTAAGGTCCCTAGATAGACGTAATTGTCGATTTCATCTATTAGTTCCTCAGGAATATGTTCGTAAAGGTCAACAAGGATATTAACCGTGTCGTTCATCGTTAGGGTCGCCTAATACCAGCATAAAGTCTTTGGATGCGTTTACCATGTCAACGTAAAGCAGACTGTCCTTTACGTTCACCATGCCCAAGTTAATGGCTTCGAAGAAGTTTGCATGTTCGTCGATCCAATTACCCAAGATCCGGTTAAAGTTCTGTTCGTTTATTTGTTCGGTTAGGTGATCGAGGTAGAAACTGTCACATTCGATAAAGTAGAAGAGGACCGCATAAAGCAAACTGGTCTGTCCGACCCGATCGGTCAAACAGATCCAGTTTTCATCTTGCAGCTCCTCTGGGAGTTCGAACACTACTTTCATGGCACGGACACCAAGTACGCATCTTCTCTGACCCACTTGACCCGGATCTTATCCGCTTTCCGGCGGGATAAGGTTCGGATCGCGATACCCAGTTCTTTGTAGAGCACACCCATCAACTCGTACAGGAAGATCATGATCAGTTCCGGGTCGTGACGCGGATGCAGGTCGGGGAGCATCGCATCGTACGTATGAAACGCACACTTGGTCAAACTCTCGCGCTTGAGCAACCCTTGCAATGCACGGGTCATCAGAAATTGCGGGGTGGCCGGGTAATACGCCCCCAGTACCCGACACTCTTCCTTGAGTCGGTGATAGACCTTGGAGTCTTCATCACGCCACGGGAATACAATGTGCATTCGCCCTCCTAGATAAATGCAGTCAGGAACAAGGTTCCGTTTTGCTTATTAAAGTGGTAGGCACCAATCGACTTGAACTGCTGACCGTTGAACAGTTGCTTGGCATACGCCACCAGTTGCCGCGCCGTGATGATCGCGTCGTAGTGACGGAACTGCTGGCGCAGCAACACTTCTTCGATCTTGCGCTCCGCTTCCATCGGGTGCATGATCAGTTGACTGTCCAACATCAGACCGGCGACGGTTTCCGTTACGTAACCCCATGCCGTGCCCAGTTCAGCACTCAGGGTTTGGTTAACATGCTCCATCATCTCGGAGACATCGAAGGTATAGGTAACGGAAACCATGGTCAGCCCTTACTACAGATTTACTTTCAAAAGCAGTGTTTCCCGAACCGGGTCGACACGGCACTCTTTAACTGATATCTGCTTGCCATACTTTTTAATCATGGTGGCGGTCATCTCGCTATAGTGCTGTTTCACCATGTCGACAATTTCCCGCATGCAATCGATGAAGTCTTCCAAGGCTTCGATCCACTGCTGTTCGGTCATGTCCTGGCTGTCGAGGTAGATCTGGTAGCGCTGGACCAGTTCCTTGAGGGGGGCATGGGAGCCGGTGACCAAGTGGGTGAAGGTGCCACGGGTGACTTCATTCAGCCATTCGACCGCAAAGGGTTTATCGACCGGGTAGGTTTCTTCAGTAGACACTTCCGGGTCCCACGGTAGATCTACCGGGAGTGGCGCTTGGTTGGTTTGCTGGGTAAGTTTCAGGACCCGGTCGACGTAGAGGTCGATATCTTCGTACGGGAATTCCAACAGGATGGACTGGGCTTGCATTCGAAACACCTCTTAGATAGTACTGCGGGGGCGAACTTTGAAACCGAGGTTTTCTTTTCGGTAGATCAGCTCAAGAAGACGATGGTCCTGCAAGAAGTTCACTTTGATATCACGGTAGAATTCTTCGAGGTAACCGTTGACCACGAAGTGCTCCGAGCGATCGTCTGGGATGCTGGCGATACTGTAACCGACCCCAATGTAGAACATGTGCATCGGGGTGATGGAACCAATGACGACGCCCTCGTCCTGAGCGAGGCGATAGTCCAGCCATTTCTCAAGTCCGTTTGCAAGTCGGAAGCGAGCCAATGCAGTGGCCGACTCCAGATTGTCCAACACCTCAGAGACACTGATCAGGTAAGTTTGCATTGTACTGCATCCCAAGTTTCAATTCAGGTAGATAATGTACGATTAAAAAACCGTTAGCCTTTGCTCCATATAGTATTCCTAGGTTGTGTTTTAAAGTACCGTCTGTACGCCACGGAAACGGGCCTAGGTGAAGAGATCGGCGATACCCAGTGGCTACCTACGGGGACAAAATAAAAGAGCATACAGAGGGAGCAGCTGCTCCCTCTGTATGTCCGGTTAGAACGAGGTACTGGTACCGTCACCGAAGAAGGCGCGGTTCAGCATGGGACCATCCACCTCCGGATCGTACGCTTCCTTGGGGAAATTCCCGTGCCAGTGACCGTCTTGGCATTCGCTGCACAGATAACGGCCGGCGGTACGTTGCTGGGTGGCAAAGATGTTGTCGACGCAACCACACTGGTCGCATACAAAGGAGTCAGTCATTTGTCGAGAATTTCCTTGATTTCAAGGGGATTGCCGGTGGCGACGAACGTCTTGAACTTTTCGCCTCGCTCACCGGTGAAGTAGAAGTTAATCATGGACTGGGTCAGGTCTCCATTTTCGAGCATGGCATCCAGCGTAGCTTGTCGCGGGTTTTCCGCTTCACGCAGCGCATGGAAGATCGCCATCTCCTCGAACGTGCAAGTGTGGTTTATGTAACCCGCTGCAATCAGGTACAGTTTGAGGTCCAGTTCGTTGCGATTGCAGAGAATGGCTGCACCGCGAATAGTCATCACTACGTCGCTGGTGCGAATGAACCCAGTGAAATCCAAGTTACTGAAGACTTCCTCCATCTTTTCAGCGGGAATGTTCTTCTTGCCCTTGTAGCGGATAGCCAACAGCCAGATCTTCCACGTGTAGCGGTAGAAGTGTTGGACCGGAAGCCAGAGGCGAAAGGCGGCGAGGATGAAGTTATCGAAAAGACTTTTGGCAGCGGCCATAGTTCACACCTTACAAACAAAAAGGAAGGGCATAAGACTGGGGGACCGAAGTCCCCCAGTCTTTGGTCACTTACAGAACCAGCATGCCGGTGACCTTGTCCTTGCTGGACACGATCGACGGCCCTTCCACACGGGCGTTCTTGCTTTCCTCGACCTGCTCGGAGATCTTGCCCAGCTTCGCCATGATCGGCTTCAGCGAATCGGTTTCGATACAGAAGAACAGATTGTTCTCGATATCGGTACCGGGTCGGTAGTAGCCAGCGGAGCTGTACTGGGGCATGGTCTTCGGTTGGGTTTCATCTTCATTGACCAGCAGGCTGGCCATGCTGAAGCATTCCGGGGCTTCGGCGTCCACCTGATCGGCGGAATCGAACACCTTGAGCATGGCCAGTTGGCTGCTCACGGAAGTCGACTTGCTGAAGTTGATCCAGTGGGAGAGGTCCTTGGAGTCCATCTCACGGTTCTGGCGAGAGCCCAGCACGGCGAGGGAAGAGATCACGAAGGTCGCTTCCTTGTCCACATCGGAGCGCTTCACGTCCCGGTCGTTGTTCAGGTAGTACATGACTACCGGATGCTCGCCGACACGGCTGATGTGGTCGAGGGACTTGAGGGTCTTGAAGGTATTGTCCGAGGTGATCGCCGATTCTTGCGAACCGATAACCACGGCTACAGCGTTCTGACCACGGCGCAGCAGTTCCGCCATGATCAGCGGACCGGCCACGGAACCGGTGCCACCGGCACCGGTGAAGATTACCACGTTCAGATCACAGGGAGCGTGGTCCTTGAGGATCTTCGGAACCATCATAGCGATGGCCTCGTGGTTCTCGGCGCGGATCTTACCAGAGCCGTCGAGGTCGGGCAGGACGAACACGTCATCCTGATTCGGCACATCGACGGTGTTGCTGCGACTGGTGTCGATGAAGCTGGTGAAGATCTCGGCGATGCCCGGACGGGGCTTCTTGGCGTTGACGTAGTTCTTGGCGATGTTCACACCACCGCCGCCGCAGCCATACAGACGCATGGTGCCCACGGGGCCATTGTAGGAAACGATCAGATCATTGGACGACATGGTTATACTCCAGGGTTGGATCTCTGCATAGTCATTGCAGAGCTAGTTAAGATTTACTGATGTCTTAAAGAGACTTCAGGCTGTGAGAGCAAATACGTAATATAGAACTGTTATTTTTTAGGATCAACATTCATATTGCTAAAATCATGTAAGGCCACACCCCTAAAAGGAGACCTGTGATGAACCTTATCCCCATCTGCATCCAGCGGGTGAAGTTTGAAATCCCGGCGGAGGTTCTACAAGAAGCCTTCATGCCGCGTCGTTATAATCCCAGTCGTCGAGAGTACAGCCTCGATAACCAACTGGGGGTATCCGTGGATTCGATCATCCGCAAGGAAGTGGTCGATGCGCGGGTGTCCATTGATGTCAACCTGTGCTCGGGTATCGAGACGGTCATTCCCTTGGTCGGGCTGGTGCAGGAACGTATCGACCCGTATAACTTCATCTACCGAATCCCTAAGGAACTCACGGGTGGGCGATCGATCACGGCAGTGTACTCGGTCAGCTTCAACCGGGGTAATGTCTACGGGACCACCTACTTGCCCACCTATGGCGCGTCGCCGCTACTGGATGTAGCCAATGGGATTTTCCAAGCCAGTGCTCCGATTCCGGCGATCAGTTCGGCGTACGTGACCCTTATCGGTGATAACACCGTAATGGTCAGTGATGCACAAGCCATGGGCAACGAAGTGTACCTGCGCTGTATGATCAGTCACGAGCCGAACTTCGCCAACGTCCCTCCGGCCTATTACGACGTGTTCAGCGAACTGGTGGTCTTGGCTACCAAGGCCCATATTTACAACAAGCTGATCATCGCCCTCGACGAAGGTCAACTACGAGCCGGCGTGAACATCGGTCGCTTCCGGGAAATCGTAGATTCATACGCCGACGCCAATCAGATGTACAAAGACCACATGCGCGAGCACTGGCGTGTGTCTTCTGTCATGATGGATACCACCAAGTACCGCCGAATTCAGAACGTGATCATCGGCGGTCGTCATTGATTGCATAAGAGGAAGTAGCATGAAATCGTTTCCGCTGGGCACTAACAACGCCATCATCAACGTCGTCGATGTAGACCATCCGTCTGACCTGATTCCGGAAAACAAACCTCTGCACACCGTGACCTTCGTCGGCAAGTCCGGCAAGGAAATGAAAGCCGTCGTTGCGTTCTACTTTACGGGTAAGTCACCGTACATCGTGCGTGAATCCACTCGCTACCGTAAGGTGCTGGAGGTCCTGCGCGCCGAAGGTCTGGTGCCGAAGACGGCCAAGGAAGCCAAGATCACCGTCGAGGAAGAAGGCTTCACGGGCAAGTACTACTTCGACCTGTAAGTACATCGAGGAGCCTTCGGGCTCCTCTTTATGCCGCTTACAAAAGAAAAAAAGAAAGACAGGTAGGGGATATCCCCTACCTGCCGATCCATCACTGTCGGATGAAAGATCCATGGATCTCCCATTCCAACAGCCTGCCTCCCCTTTCGAGGAAGAAGGACCACCGGTCGGGGCAATCGACGGAGTTCCAGTAGTACTGGAACGGCCCTACCGTGAGCCCTGCAGTGGTCTTCAGATCAAAGATCTGGTCCTCGGACAGGTCCCTCAGCCAGTTCAGAAGGGCGCGCTCCCCTTCTTCCCCTTCGCGGATGTGGTTGAGTTCCGCGTTGGTGTCGCGGATGAGGAGATCCTCGACACGGCGGCGTGCTTCCGCATAGAAGCGCAGGAAGCCGTCCTCCTCCTCGTCCTTGTTCAGGGCCTTGGCGAGTTTATACAACTCGCCTTGACTGGACCCGTCGGATTCGATGACCAGCTGCACGTACTTGGCTATCGAATCCGTTTTCAGGTAGATGCCCTCCTGCACGCGGGCAGGATCTGACCCGTAGGTCGTCATCCAGAGGATTGCCAGGAAGTCACCGCGGTTAGCGGCGGCGATGACTTCGTTGGCGTCTTCACCCATGAAGCTGGTTAAGACATTTCTGGACCGATTATCCAGCTCCCGCATGATACGCATTTCCAGCGTATCCAACGAGCCCCGGCGGGCGATGTACGCAGCGGCGGCTTCGATCTGTTGAGTGTAACTGTTCATAGCGTGTCCTCCTAGGACGTGAGTGGCGACAGTGCCACGGGTTATTGTCGAGGACTACTCCTTGACACCAGAACAATGTAGGTTTGAAATAGTTTAGAATCAAAAAAAAGAAACATACGTGGGGAGACCGAAGCCTCCCCTGTATGCACTTCACTCGTACGGATACTCTCCCGGAACTGGGATGGGTAATACCTAGACTTTTCTAATGTTACCTATCCCTTTACAAACATACTGGATTGTCAGATTCACGTTTTCAAGGGGCGAGTAGAAGGCCACCAGTTTATGACTGTTCTTGAGCCACTCGTGACCTTCGATCTGACGCATGACGTTCAGTAACGTGGTGGTAATGGGACCGGGGCGGGTATCTTTCACCCTCGGCGACAGCCACAAGGTTTTAATAACACCCGTGACCGATTGACACTGGAGCAGCACCAATTGGTTAGCTTCGACAGGGGTAGGTGTAACGGAACGGTCTTGTACCTCCACCGTGCCGCCATCCACTTCAACTCTGAAAGCGTTGATATTCGGCTGCAACCAAAGGCTGAGCGAACCGCTGGCGTGTTCTACATTGAATTCAGCGACGATGCGCACTGCTTCCAATGGGACGATGCCGTAGTATGCCAAGGAATCGGCCAGTTGTGTAAACACCCGAGACCATGCGATTTCGGGTAAGTTCGATGACACGTAATGCGTTGTCAGGCAGGTGTCTTTGTTGTCGTATGACTTGACCACCAGTTTCACGGCATTGATAGGGATGGTTACATCATCGATGTCGTCCGGCAAAATGGCATCGTAGACCAAGTTACCCCAATTGACAGCGTAGCGCTTCCAATTGTGGAGTGCGCAAACTGCATTGTTAGGTATGTCATTCATGCCGTGCCGTACTGGTTCCAACAGCTTGACGTTGCTCGGCTTTTGTTTACTCACGGTTATTGCTCCTATTTTGAATTTACTGCATAAAGGGAGGGTCAAATGACCCTCCCGTTTTATACCGGTTAGATGCTGGCGAAGCCAACGGCTAGGACGATGATCGCGATGATGATAACCCAAGGGATGCCCACCAACGCGATCAGAGGTTTCAATAGATCTTTCATGATACGGTTGCCCCTATGAAGGTGAATACAGCCACAGACAAGCCGAAGATACCGTCTACCGTGTTAATCACGGTTTCGGTAAAGTTACCAGAACTGACCACCAGCTTTGCACCAAGTGCCAGAACTGCAATCACACCCGAGATAAGAATCAGCATGGTTATTACTCCAACTGGTTATCAAAATAAGGGCAAATGAGAGACGCCCCTACACTAGGGTGATGTATCATTGAAAAAATCTAGAATCAGATCGCCCTAGCCTCCAGCCAGTCGCGTGCAGCGCTCAGCGCACTCGTTACCATCAGCGGTACGATCGAGCACAGTACACCCGCGATCATCAACATGAAACACATCCCCGACAGTGTACGGAAAACAAGCGTCTTCATTACTGCGCACCTTGAAAGTGGTTGTAGAACATGCAGAAAACCATGACGATCTGCACGATTGCACCGGTAGCCAGCACGATCAGAGTCGTAGTGGCCAACCGTTCGCTAGGGGACATGGAGTTCCACCATCGCTTCATATACTACCTCAGAAAAGCATTGAGCGTAAACATCCCCGTCCCTACAAACAGCACCAGTAGCCCTACCAGTGACCAGATGATCTCTCCGATCCATTCATCATCGTTCTCTCGCTCTAACTCACCCACGTCTGTAACCCCCTTGCGATATAGCTCGATTCATATCACTCACTGTGTTTGTATTTCTTTAATGTTGTATTTTTTTACAGTAAGGTGAGATTAAATGATGCGTAAAAAAGACGGCATAAAGTAGGCGCTTCGCGCCTACAGTAGGAATCTATCTTCTCTGTCATCTTACATTCCACTACCGTTCCATTCCAGATTCCGCCGAAGATAGAGCTATTATCTTACCCATCCCCCGCCATTTTGATTACTCGTTCCTCGCAATCAAAATGTCTCCCCCCTTCCCAAAAACCGAAGTGGTGAAGACATAAAATAACAGACCTTCCCGTAAAAGAAAATTCCATGTCAGGATCAGATGAGATTATCACATCAGCCCTACACAGGAAGCATTACCATGAAAGCACAATTCCCCCATTTCAACCTACATGACATCACCCTTGACCAGATCAAGGATACCATCAAGTCCATCGACATCCAGTTCATTGAACTGACCACGACTACCTTGGCCGTGGGCCATCTGGTCAACGGCTACGTCACCGTGGGTCAATCGGGTGCGGTCAACCCCGCCAAGTACAACTCGAAGATCGGTGAAGAAGAAGCCATCAAGGACCTGTACCGCAAAGTCGGTGACCTACTGGCCTACAGCAAGTACGATCGCCGACATCAGTACGAGCAGCTGTCCCTGCGGGCATCCGCCAACCCCGATACCAAGTTCATGGCCGCAATGGAGTACCTCGCCGACCCGGTGAAGTTCCTGGCCGGGGTGGATGCCTCCATTCCTGAACCCGACTTCGACAAGCTCTTCGAGAGCTACGAGAAGCTCAACCACAATTGCCGGTCGTGGGACCTGAACCCCACTCCCGCTCCCGCTCCCACCGGTATCCGTCTGGGTGCCACCTACGACCCGCACACGGGCATTCTGGTGCTGCGTGGTCCGACCGGTATGTTGACGCTGGATGTCAGTGATGACCGCGCCGAAATGAACCAATCGTTCGCCCCGTCGGTCAAGGTCGAGGAACAGGTCCAACTGGAAGAACTGGACACCTTCACCTTTACTGACCAAGTGCAACTGCCCCCGGAAGAACTCCAGGTCCGCGAGATCATCGCCGATGCGTTCGATCGTAGTATCCCGAAGGCAGAATCCCTGGGTCTGACCGGTGAACTGGCCAAGACGTTCGACTACGACGTCAAGCGTTACGCCGAAGTCCTCAAGGTACTCTTCGAGCGTAACGTCCCTCTCCGTCAAACCCTGATGGACCGTTACGTGGAAGACGCCCTGTATCGTGTGACCACCGCCTTGGTGAAGTGATGCGGCATAGAGGGAGGGCACGTGCCCTCCCTCTATATGCGTTTAACGCAGGCTTTCTTGGAATTCCTCGTAACTGAGGAAGATCCGATCCACGTCGAAGGATTGACGCACCCTCTCCAGTACTTCGCCGGAGTAGTTCTCCACACTGTCGGTCAACCATGCACCGGTTTGACGGGGCAGCTCACCCAGCGAGTCGATCATGTACGGATCGATTTCCGGAACGATAGCAAAGAGCGAATAGTCGTCGTAGAAATCTTCTTCTTCGCGTTCTTCCTCTTCTTCCTTTTCGATCATCTTGCGTACATGGTGCAGGATGGCCTCACGGGCTTCCATAGAAGCCGTTCCACACCAATCGCGACCAACCACCGTGTAACCTTCCACACTGGGGATGTGGCTCACCGTAGCGCCTTCAGGGATGTAGACGCCAATCACGGGACCTTCGCCCTTGCTTTCCAGATGACTGGCAGCGCCACCAAAGAGCGATCCGAATTTCGATTGATAACTCACGCGAGTACTCCGTTGTTATTGAAAGGTCTATATCAAATGGTGTGATATGAACCACATTCCACCGAGGACGTTTTATGTCTCCCTCCGTTAAACAGGTCTTTGCCAAAGGCTGTGCCGACCTGAAGATCGACCGTGCGTTTATCCGGCGGTTGAGCCAGTACACCCAGAACTTCGCCAATAAGAACGAAGACCACATCGCCTTCTTCGGCGGTAACCTCATGGGGGTTCACCCGGTTCGGTTCCGTCCCGAGGATCGCAACCGGTGGTTCGACGATATCCTCATTGCTGACGAGGCTGCTCTGGAAGAAGACCTGCACACCGTCGATGCCGTGTATCCGCCGGAAGACCGAGCGGCCGGAAAGGAAGTGCGTAAGGTTTCCGGTGACATCATGAACATGTCGTTCCTGTGGCTGACCCATGCCATCTACAGCAGCCCTCACTTGAGTGCCAGTGAAAAAGAAGCTGGGATGCATGACACCATCCTGATGATGCAGTACAAGTTCATCACCAGCATTCTGGCCTTCTATTTCCGTCATCCGGCTGACGAAGCGGTCGCCGTGGCCACCTACGCCGCGCTGACCAAGAAGTACGGCCTGAAGGTCTACGGTTCATGGGGTGCCCTTCTGGATGCCCGTACCAAGGACATCCTGGCCAAGAACAGCATCCATTACAAGACGATCACGCATTTTGACGATGACTTCAAGATCGTCTACATGTGCAACGACATCCAGGGTAGGATCAAGAGCATCATCAACAACATCCGTGATGTGTTCGAGACCATCCGCCTGAACCCCAAGGCATCGATCCGTTCCACCAGTTCCATGGTGACGTTCGACGGGGTGACCAGTGCCCGTGATAAGCAGCGACAGTTTCAGACGTACCGTCGTTACATCCACACCGTCATCAGCGATAAGCCCTCCTACATCCGCGAAGAGTTGGTGAAGATCGTTTCCAACGCCATGCCAGTCATGCCGGAGAAGCTGCTTCGTGACGCGTTGGACTACACTTCGGTCAACTACGGTCCGCGCGGCGACAAGGAGATTGAAACCTTGGTCGACGATGTACTGACCCATGCGTTTGACACCATCGCCGCCAACCGGTCGTTGATGGGCAGTAACCTTGACGTTGGTGCCGTGATCGCCAAGTTGCGTTCGCTGTATATGGCCTCTAGGTCGTCTGATCCGCTGGTGCTTGGAATGCGTACCCTGTCCGAGAAGATCGTTCGTCGGTGCGTGAAATCCAAGAACGATGCCGTGATCGCTGCCGTGCGTACGGGCCTTTGCCTGTACATCGTCCTGCGTACCTTCTCCATGAATTTCTATTCGAGGTAACCATGTCCGTTAAATCCGAAGCGTTATCGCCGCGCACGTATGGAATCTGCGCAGTGCATTGTTTATCTGGTTGAAACGGTCGGTAGGAAAATAAAAAAGATAGAGAGGAGCCCGAAGGCTCCTCTCTATGCTGTCAGGAGCGCTTGGCAAGCCAAGCCTTGATCTCCCGATGCAGAAGGGGGTAGTAGACCCCTTCGCTGGTGATCTTCTTAATCTGCGCATCCTTGATGCGCATGATGGTATCGGCAGTTTGTTCTGCCGATAATTTACTTGCAGAACTGATCGAGGCAATTGCCTCGAAGTAGTTCTTTATCGGCTCAGATTGCAAGGATGCCACCTTGTAATCCTGTTTTACTACATCAAACGCAACATCCATGGCGGTGATCAGTTCGACCACTGCCGAAAAAACGATTTGCAGATCTTGAGAGTTTACTTTGACGAATTCCATATTGAACCCCTAGTGCTCAGGTTAAGTGTATCCCATTGAAGACCAGTCTAGATCTTCAATGGGATACTCCCTCTTACGAGGGAGCTGGACATTCCTTTGCCCTAGGTCGAGACTTACGCCTCGACCCATCCCACATGTTTGAACACGTTGATTTTCCGTATACTGCCATCTGCCAACAGTTCCTCGACCGACACGCGTTCCGAGAACGCGTAGAGGGGCATAACCCCCTCTTCCTTCAGTGCACGCTCGAGAGCGGGCATGAGGTACGGGGCGCCGCCGATCATGGCGGCGCGGCATCCCATCACCAACATGGCGATGGCTTTGGCGCGCTCTTCGATTTCCTCCTTGGTGGGGAGGGTGGCGAAGGTGAGAAGCTTCACCAACATCTTTCGATCCTCGCCGACGAGGTCGAATACGCCCGCTGCCACTTGCTCTTCAGTAGCATTGTGCTGGGTCAGGTTGGCGATCTTGTTCATGCTGTGTCCTCCTAGGACGTGCGGGGCGACCGGATTGTCACCCTCGTTAATCCCCTATAGGCGGGGGTGGGTGTTACTTACTTGACGCGCATCGGTGCGTCAAGGTTTTGGAGGTCTTGGAGCTGTTTCTGCTCAACAGCACGTTGAGCAAGTCGAAAGAGGTTGGTGTTCTCCAACTCTTTTCGCTTACGGCGTTCGATTCTTTCGCGGATTTCGTGCACTTCATTGATCTCACGGAACATATTAGACTCCTTAGTCTAAAAGGGTTATTAGGTACTTGAGTGTACCCTGTCACTCGAACAATGTATGATCGAAAAGAATTGGGATCTAATCCTAGACGGCATACAGGGGAGGGCTTCGTGCCCTCCCCTGTATGCCGTCAGCACATCACCACCGAAGAGGACGGTTGGTATCCGCCCCGTCCCCCAAAGCGTCCGGTTCCGTTGATCGACGCATAGCGTTCCGGTTCAGCGGTTTGTCGCGCGCCTTGTTGTTTCTGCCGGTTACCGATCGCACGGCGATCACGGGCTTCTTCAATCAGGGCGTCGATGCTGCCGGCGTCCATACCCAAGCCACCCACATCCAAGCGGGCGTAGATGGAGTTCAGTCGGTGTTCCAGTCGCATGATCTGGTATTCGTCTCGTGCGACCTTGATCTTATCCAAGACTTCTTCCAACTCATTCCGGAGTTGTTTTTGCAGTTCTGCTTCCCGTGCCGCTCGCCAGTCGGTGGTCTCCACCGCCATTTCGCGCAGCTTGCGTTTGACCAAGGTCTTGTCGATCCCGTAGTGTTCCAAGTTCTTGGCGTAGGTCAGGAACCAGTGCGTCAACAGCCACGAGATGACATGGTCGTCATGGAAACCATTGCGGTGGTCAATCCGACCGTTCTTCACCACCAGTCCCGAGATCTCAGCGGCCAAGTCCTTGTCTCGTACCATCGCACCTGCCAACTTACCCGCTTCTTGAATCACGCTGCCATAGAGCAGTTCACGTAGCGGTCCGTTGGTGGGGAACCCGAAGTACCGGCGCCAGCGGTTGTAGTGGTTAGGTGACATGGGATTGCGCAGGTACTCTTTGTACTCCAGCTTTTCTCGGTCACCGTCGTTGATGTGGTCGATGAACTGACTGTAGATCCGCCGTCCCGGATCAATGCCCACGGTGGGCAAGTGAATCAGCAAGTAGTCCAAGATGGCAATCCAAGTTGACTTGTTTTCCGGTACAACTGTCAGCCCCTTGAAATTAGCGATCAAACGCGCCAGCCAACCCGAGAACAGTTGCAGGTTGGTTTCATTGATCGACCAAACCCCGACGGTTTCCAGTGTACTGACGTCAGTGATCACCCCAGTGATACTGTCTCGACCCGTGGCGTTGGAGGTATCGACCCCCATGACCAGCTGTCGACCACTCAACTTGTTCTCGACTTCTTCCTTGGGCACATACCAGCGGATGATGTAGCCAAGACTACTGAACACCTGACTGTACGGTGCGTCGATTACATGCTTGCGAATGGTTTCCAGCACCGAGGTGGGCAGCGGGTTAGAAAGACTACCGGCCGTCCATTCGTTCAAGAAGTCGCGACGGGCATCGTCACCGGACTGCTTAGAATCGGCGATGCGCTTGCGGAGCCATTCATCCGTAAAGCCCAGCTGACGGTGGCTGAAGGTCCCGTTGACCATCAAGGAGTCTGTCTTGCAACGTGCACTGACCACCTTGTACAGGGCCTTCTGATCTTCGCAGTCCAGTACGCATTCGTCCCAGACCATCGAATCACTGAGCAGCTTGTAGGCAAAGGAACCTTCTTCACTGTCAAGCTTACCGGCCGTTGACGTGAAGATGTTACCGTAGGGCAAGCCGTTACGAGCCGCTTCTTCACGCGCTGCACCCGAACCTGCCAGCATCGCCGGCACGGAGATCTGAACAAAGCGCAGGAATGCCACTTCGTCGATATGGTTCATGGCAGCGGTCAATCCACGACCGATGTTCAGTGCCGCGTCTTCGTTGGCTTGAGCCTGTACAGCCACCAAACGGTTGCCTTGACCGTAGTTGGTGAACTCTTTCTGGTTGTCGGTGTCCGAACGGACGATGTTAACCAGATAGGGCGGCAGCAGCTTACGGATCTTCTTCAGACGCGCGATGTTTTCTTTAATAAGGTCAGCGTCTTTGGTGAAGAGGTTGGCACGGGTGTTTTCCGTTCCGAAAATTTGGTACCAGTTGTGCAGTACGTCAGTGTTCAGCGACTTACCCGTCTGACGGATCTGGACGAGGAAATAGTCGATGTGGTTGAGGAAGCACCACCACAGGGAGATGTTGGCGCGGTTAGCCCGCAGCTGCACCGGTGTGTCACCCGAGACCGGCGGTACGCGTACCACTTCACGCAGGTAGTACCACGGGTTGAATTTGCATTCAATCTTGATGCGGGTTTGGGTCACCTCATCCAAGTTTGGATCATGGGGGTCCACCCCTTGTAGCTCCGGTTGCATCAACGCCAAAGGAAACAGGCAGTTCTTGACGCCCATGTGCCGATACAACATCACCAGATCGATGAAACTCTGGTTGCTGGTTTTGAAGTCAGCAATGGCACGCGGAAACCGTGCCCAATCCTTTTCAAACAAAATCATACAACGCTCACTTAGCATACGGAGGAGGGGTACCCCTCCTCCGTATGCCGTTGGTTAGTTGATCTGATGGCACGATAGACCGGTGACACCCAGATACAGGTCGGTAACCGGTGTTCTGTAAATCCACTCGACGAACAGGGTCTCCCCTTCGTTCAGGTCGTAGTAGATCGGCAGCTCTTGGTTCCACTGATCCAGCATGAACTCGGTACGACGACGCGCCGTCGTGATAGCGAACATGTTCGGCAGAGGGGCCTCGGCTTCGGTCTGCGTGTCGTACAGCGGCTTGACGCCGTAGTACAGGGCGCGCAGCCAGGTTTCCACCGTGGGGAAACCGTTGCCGATGTTCACTCGCCAGTTGTTGGTGTTGATGAACGTCACCGCTGCCTTCAGGTTGTCACCGAAGACTTCGGTGCTGTTCGGGTCGAAGGCCACCGTCCAGTTGGTCTGGTCGAGCGTGCCACGGGTCTTCAAGTGGATCGCCAGCGTCTGAACGTGACGGTACGAGTTGTAGCTCGGGTCGACGTCCTTGAGGTTGATCGCAAAGGCGATCTTCTGCGTGGAGATATAGTTGAGACCATCGAAGGCCGGGGAGTTCTGGTGCAGTTCCACCAATCCCTTGGGAACGCGGTAGTACTGATCGCGATCCAGGCTGTACAGCCAGAAGTCCAGCTCGTAGCCATTGACCTCGCCCTTCCAGTTCGGATAGGCAAACAGCTTGACGCTGTAGCTGTTATCCGCCCGGACGGTGATACCCCGATAGGCTTCAGCGATAGACCCGTTGGCCGTCGGTCCTTGCACGTAAGAGTACTCGGTGTCCGACAGGCGATAGTTCAGGGTCAGCGGTACCGGCTGACCTTCAATAGTCGGCACGTAATGACGCAGACCAAAGAGCGAGAACTTATCACTCACGTCTCCGGTGATCGGCAGCTTGACGATATCGCCGTTGCTGTATTCCACCACCCCTTGCAGGGTGATCGAATCGACGTTGAGGTTGATCGGGAACTCGATGACCTGCGGATCGCTGGCACTGAGGAACGGGCTTTCCAAGCGGATGCCGGTGATGTAACGCAGGTTGGATTCAGAGCGACGAGCCAGCGAGGTATTTTCCACCAGCAGCTTGCCTTTGGAAACCGGCGTTCCGTTCGCCGCGTAGGCCACGTAACTGACCACTTCACCATCGACCAGCGGGACGCTGGTGAAGGAACTGGTCGGGCACTTGATGGCGGTGTTGGTACGGTCCGTGGTGGCTACCAATTGCAGGGGGATGTTTTCACCCAGCAGGTTACCCGCTTGGTCGTAGTGGGCCGAGATCACCTGACCGGTCTCGCTGACGTCCACACCCTTGAACAGCTTGAGGTGGGTGACCTCGGTGCCGTACAGGTGCAGTCGACGGTCGATCTCCAGCGTGTAGGGGATCTTACGGGTATCCACGTACACTCGCCACGTTTCGGACTGGTAACCCGGTCCTACGCCGAGCAGCAGCTCGCTCTGGTCCACGTCGGTGTTGGTACTGGGGGTTTCCCACAGTTCAAGTTGCGACAGACCGGTAGTGTAGTCCACCGACTTGACGCGATACCAGCCGACCTTCCAGTCGCGTACCGCGTCGTTGACATTCGGGACGTAGACACCGGTCCCGTCAGGACCGGTGTAGATCTCCCAAATGGCAAATTCCCGGTACCCTCGGTCCGGGTCGACAATATATCTGCCAGGAGCATCACTCATGTCTTTTACTCACTTAGCCGTTGAGGTTGGGGTGTTTGTGATCGGGGGTTTCATGCTCAAACCCGGACTCGATCCGAATGAACCGGGTAATATCTACCTTATCATTCAGGTAAATGCGGATCACCCGAAGCAGGAACCGGTACTGGTAGACGTTCAGCGTCACTTCGGTCATCAGGTTGTGCGGGTGCACGGAGACGTACCGGAAGTCGATGTCCTTGCGGGTCGGCTCAAAGTCCAGCAGCCATTCGTACTCGGTCAGTTCATTGCGTACCTGTACGTCGGTGTAGTGCCCTTGGTAGTTACGCATATCCAAGAACCCGTTCTTCATGTCATTCATGATCTTGCACACGAACGGACTGTGAATCGGGTACAGTCCCGAGATCGGGTTTGGCACGGGCAGCTCAGGCTCAGGAAGTTTTGTCGACAGGTAGTTGGCCACCTGACGATCCACTTCCAAGGACTTCTCACGCAACCGATACGTCTCCTCCGAACTGAAGGTCCGCAGGGGGATTACCGGATGGGTGATCTGATACGGTGCGCCGTTGCGCAGAACGCTGGTCCTAACGCCGGAGTCATTCTCCGAGAAGTTCAGCGCTGAGCGGTCGAGCAACTTACCGTCGCCGACAATACGCACCACTTTGTCATCCCGTACATCGTACCGACCGTTGACGCTGAGCAGGCCATGTTGCACAAAGCCAAACTCCGCCGGTTCCGGGCGCGACAGATCTTGGTTGCAGAACCCTAGCGCTCGGATGCTGACTCGTTGTGCATCGAGTTCCGGTTTGTAGTGCAACTTGTTGACGATCACCACCTCGGGCCACTGGGCAAAGTAGTCCAGATTCTCGATCAGCGGATGACCATTGAGCCACAGGTCGAACTGACCAAACGGGACATCGACCCGGTCATTGAGCAGCTCACCGTTCTGCCGCAGTTCTACGGCGTTGACGGTAAAGCGCAGCAGCTGATCCTGGTAGCTGAGGTTCAGGTCATACGCAAGGAAGCTGAGGTTGCTGCGTACCATGGTAAAGGTCGCACTGGGTGACGAGTTCCAGTAGATCCGCCCATCGCTGATCTCGTACATTTCGCTACCGGTGACATCCCGCCACTCGCCTACGGGCTCGTCGAAGAAGACGTCCTTGATGTAGAACCGGTAACTGGCGTCCGGGTTGACATCCTGTTCTTGTTGTCCGTAGACCGTATCCAGGCGTTGTCCACCTCGACCGACCACCCCTTCGATCATTGCGCACTCGTCACTGCGTGCCGGGTAATAGCTGCCTTTGGCGTGGTAGTGCCAATTGATCAGGGTGCCATCGGCGCGGTACTCGTAGATGGTACTGTCTTCCCACAGCCCCACAGGCAAGTCTACCCCTTTGGACACCGGATCAATCTTCAACGGGGTATCGGCCAACAGCTTACTGATGGCGTTGTACCCGTAGGCATCCCGAACCGTATCATGATCGATGGTACCCATGGGTGCGCGCATCAGTGCCGGGTATGCACTGGCCTCCAGATTGGCGGCCTGCCACACGTCCACTGTGGAATCTTGCCCCACCATAGCTTCGAGGATTTCATCGTCCTCTAGACGATAAAGTTCCTTGATCCGGTGATGCTCGTCCACCAGTTCCCGTTCGTAACCGCTGTCACGCACATAGACCTGCACCGACAGCGTATTGATGTCGTACCAGTCCGGATGATCATCCACGTACGCCGCTACGAAGTCTACCGGGATGCTGTAGTCACGGTGAGTCACCATGCGCACAGCGTTCTCGGCGTTCTTGTGGTAGTAGACTCCATCGAGCAAGTGATCGGACCGGCGTTTGATCAGGTAGAAGTCCAGATCGTCCAGGTAGTCGATGGTGCCCCGGTCGTAGCCTCGTGGATGCAACAGGTATTTCTGCTGACGATCCAAGGTGCTCAGGAAGCTGGGCAATTCACTGACTTTGAACTCGACGATCTCCCGGATGCTGCTGTCACGGAAGAACTCCACTACATTGCCCACTGTCATGGTCTGCGGGGACAGGTTCTGTACCCGTCGCCCGTTGACGTACGCCACGCAATGACCTTTGCGGTTCTTGGCAGCTTGCCAGCGACTTTGCATGTTGGTCAGGTCGGCGGTGGTCCTCAAGGTTGCCCCGTGGACTTCAATCCCCTCCCCCGTGTCCGTTGAACGCTGGAAGTAGGCATTGGAATACACCCGCAGGTACACTGGATTGTTCCCGGCGTCACCGATGGAGGGATGGTCCTTTACCGCTAGGATGACGTTGTCATCCATGGTGCGCAGGATGTACGACGTGTGACGGGGGAACTCCACCCCGTTTTTCAGGTACACATTGACCAGCAGATCGCTTTGCTGACAATGCTTGTCCAGCGACAACCACTGGTTATAAGTGCTCAGCAACCCGAGCAGTTCGGGAGTGATCTCACCAATCTGAAAAACGTGGTACCATTCTTTGCTGGTTGGCAAGGGATACTGGGTCCAGAGAATCCGCATCTGGTTGACGACCCCAGTGAAGGGACTGATCCTCGCCGGAGCGAGGATCACTTGCCGGTCTTGTTCGGGAGTGCACCATACGTTCTTCAACGCATGGTTGACGATATAGTCGAACGTAGACATGGTGGCTCCGTGTTTAGCGCTTGTTAATCAAGAACGTAAGGTTCTTGGTGAACTCCCGATCGTTCCCAGCGCGCGTGGCCAGTTGACTGACCTTACCCAGTACCGTGTTCCGGTAGCTTCGAGCATTGATCGCCGAATACAGGAGAGTAATAAAAGTAGGCGGGTGTTCCAGTGCCACCGCTACGGTTTCCTTGCTGTTGGCACCGAACCAGCTACCACCCAGCATGGCATAGAGCAAGCCCACGCTGACCTGTTCCATACGCGGCGACTGGACTGTCTTCTTCAGCGCTGCCACCAGACCTGGCAGGTCGGCGATGTACTCTTGCCCATCAACCAGCGGCATGATGATCTGCGTCGGAATCTTGGTCCAGCGGTTGATTTGACCGACAGCCTTCATCTTGACGGTTTCGTCGAACTCGTCAGCTTGGTAGAAGAGAGCGATGTAGTACAGACCCACCAGCGTCATGATCTCGGAGACTTGCAGCGGGTCCAGGCCCAGGCGCGTACCGATGTTCTTGCTGATCCAATTGATGAACACTTGCGGTGCGATGTCGCCACAGCGCAGGTAGTCCAGTCGGTCAAAGGTACCGGACTGCCATTCGTTCTGAATCTTGGCACGCAGCATCTGGAACTCGTACTCGGTGTGGTTGGTGATCCGCCATGGTGTGGCTTCACCACGGGTCATGGACATGAAGCCACGGGCATCGAACAACACGTTCGGCACGTCGCTGCGATCGAAGTCCACCCACGACAACGGCTGGGTAAAGATCGGGATATTGGTCGATCCCGACCCTACCATGGCGATGCCTCGTTCCAGTTGAATCAGGTTTCCCATGTTCTTTTCGGTGATCACTTCGGCAAGGATATTCTTGAGGTTATAATCCTTGCACGGTGTCGTTTGGTAGGGCGTAACGAACATTTTGATAACCTCACATTAAAAATTTAAAAATACTATGTGTGATGCCGCCTTATTTTGCATAAAAGGTTTAAAAAGACCATTGGTGCAAAGACGGCTGCCATACCATTCGTTTTAACGAGACTTCTTGCGCAAGAAGTAAAAACCCCTAGGGAGACAATTATGTCGACTGTCAGCATGTCCAGTTCTTTGCCGCGCACGGTCATCCGTGGCTTCAAAGACAACAGCGGCACCCCGCAGGTTCTGGAAGAAGAAAGTCTTCCTATCCACCTGCCGCTGTTCCCGCTCTTTACCGAGTGGGGCCCCGCCGACGATGCTCTGCTCGTTGGTGGCGGTGGTGCAAACGCCATTTATGGCGCCAACTCGTTTGATGGCGGTACCAAGTATGGTACTCACCAAACGGAACTGGCCAGTCGAGTGCTCTCGGCTGCTAACCTGGCGTTCATTCGCCGTCTGGTTCCTGAAGATGCGGCAACCGCTCGCCTGCGTCTGTGCATGGACGTCCTGAAGACCGAAGTTCCGGCGTATGAGCGTCGAGACGACGGTAAGTATCGCTTGGATGAAAGCGGTCAACCGATCCCCACCGGCAGCACCATCCAAGGTCTGAAGGTCAAGTGGATCGCCCTGCCCATCGATGAAGACTTCGGTATCGCCGAAGTGCTCGAAGGTACCCAACAGGCCGCCGACGGCACTCCGTCCGAGCTGTACCCGATCGCCGATCTGGAAGCCCGTTTCCCCGGTGAACGCGGTAACAACATCGGTTTCCGTATGGTCGCTCCGACCAGCCTGTCCAGTGAACCGGCCAACCTCGACCTGATCGAGGAACTGGGTGCGTTCATCTACCGCTTCTACGTGGTGCGTCGTGCCGATGCCGCCTCCACTGCGGTGATTGCCAACACCATGTTCGGTGAGCAGTACGTTCCGTTCACCTTCAAGCCGAACAGCAAGGACCGTTCCACCGGCCAAGAGTACTTTGCCGATGACGTGATCCTGCAAGCGTACGAATCCGAAGACCCGGAAGAGTTCGCCGGTTACGGTCACTTCGCCCGCATCAAGCTGTACCATGAGAACCTCCAAGAGGTCCTCAGTGCCGCCCTGGAAGTCGAAGAAGAATACGGCCTGCTGCCGCAAGTCGAAACGCCCGAGCACTGCATCAACCTGCTGACCGGCGTGGCTGCCAGCGGCGTGCCCTACTACGCTCTGATCGTTGACGGTCCGGGTGAAGGTGGTCTGCTGTTCTCCGAGTCGTCCAACCACTTTGCGCAAGGTGGCTCCGACGGTACCCTCGGCGCAGAAGCGTACGACCAAGCAGTGGCCACCGAACTGGAATACTTCGGCGAAGGTGAGATCCCGTATTTCGACACCGCCATGTACCCGTTCTCCTGCATGTACGACACCGGCTTCAGCATGGAGACCAAGAAGAAGTTCTCCAACGTGTTGCAACGCCGTGACGTGTGGCTGGCCATCTGCACCCAAGACGCCAACCGTCCGCTGAACAGCGCCTCGGAAGAGTCGTCCATGGCGGTGGCCCTGCGTGCCCATTTCCGCAGCGTGCCGGAATCGGAGTACTACGGTACCCAGACCTGCCGCGTGGTCATCGTCGGTCACGCCGGTAACCTGGTGGGTTCCCGCTACAAGGGTATCCTGCCGTTCGTGGTCGCCTTCGGTGAGAAGTGCGCTCGCTATATGGGTGCCGCCACTGGCTACATGAACCCGAACGCCAACTTCGAGCGGGCACCGGGTAGCACCGTGTCGGGCTTCATCCGTCACAACGCCAAGTTCAAGCCGGTCATCGCGAAGAACCGCGACTGGAATAACGGCCTGATCTTTGCCCAGAACTTCGACCGCAAGTCGATCCACTGGCCGGGCTTGCAGACCATCTACGACGACAACACCTCCGTGCTGAACAGCTTCTTCAACATGGTCATCGCCTGCAACCTGACCCGTATCGGTGAGCGTGCATGGCGAGTCTTCGTGGGTGACAGCCAATCCGAGAACAGCGAATTCCTCGCGCTGATCGACGAGTACATCGTGGAGCAGACCAACGGTCGTTACCATGACCGTGTGGATGTGACCCCGCGTTCGTACTACACTGCCGCCGATGAGCAGCGTGGTTACAGCTGGCACACCGACATTACCTTCAGTGGTCAAGGTATCAAGACTGTCGAAACTCTGACCATCATCAGCGAACGTCGAGGTAACGAAGATGGCGCGGCATAAGGACTCGCTTCTGAGCAACGTCAACCGTGTCTACAACCAGAATCAGGATGCACCGATGGTGAACCTGACGATTGGTGGTCAGAACGGTTACCAAACCGACCTGCGTTACTTCCATGCCAACACGGACTACGTGCGGCGTAACGTCATTGCCAAGCTGATCGAAGCCCCCTCGGGCTTCCTGCTGCTGGACAATGGCCAGAAGTACATCGAGGCCCTCAAGGCCATCGTGGAACTTCACGCCCAAACGTGGGACGGTCTGAACAAGACCCTCACCGTGAACAGCGTGGAAAGTGCCGTAGGCGGCGCGGGTGAAATGCAACAAACCCCGTCGAACGTGACCCGCGCGCGTTCGACCCCGAGCCTGACCATTCCGGAAAAGTATGGTCGTCCGGTTGCGGCCCTCCATGAACAGTGGATCACTCAGCTGATCATGGACCCTGACACCAAGGCTCCGGGTATCGTCACCAAGACCGGTCAGAAGCCGACCGACTTGCTGCCGGATGTCTACGCGATGACCGTGCTGTTCTTCGAACCGGACCCGACCTTCACCAAGGTCAACCGGGCATGGCTGATCGGTAACATGTACCCGACCAGTGCGGGTGAAGATACCGGTCGCCGCGACAAGAGCAGCGACGGTGAAAACGTCACACTGACCATCGAGTACACCGGCATCCAGCAGGTCGGCTTGGCCGTCAACCGCTTCGCCCAGAAGATCATGGACTCCATGAACCTGACCGGCACCAACCCGAACTTTGCTCCGGCCTTCGTCGATACCATCGACAAGAACGTGGCGCGTGTGACCAACGGTTACACCGAAGCCATTGCCGAGGCCAGTCGGACCTTCATCAAGCCGTAAGGCGATGGGCATATCGGGGAGCCTTCGGGCTCCCTTTTATGCCGTTATGGATGGACCGCTTTCTGCCATACTCCCAATCGGGTTAACCAGCCGTTTAAAGGCGATCCGAGCGTGGGGGCCACAGCACCAGAATTATTGATATACCCGCCAATGATCATTGGAATATCGATCGGTCCTTTGGTGCCAGCGAAGGTGCGTGTGCTTACAGGGACACCATCGAGATAGTGGGTGAACACATTGCCATCTCTTACTACTGTCTGCCGATGCCAGCCTTGTGAATTCGCACCCGCAGTCTCTAGGAGGGCATGGACTTCGGAGTGCGGACTGATGTGGAATTGAACGGAATCCCCCTTGGTGCACACGATAAACCCACCAAGATTTTCTACCTGTTTCCATTGACCCAGCAGAGTTCCAAACCCGTTGACAATGGCTTTAGGCTTGAACCAAAAGTCAATGGTAAAATCGCCCGTGAGTAGGTTCGGGGTATAGCCATTCCAACCAATAACAAGGTAACGGTAAAGGGCTCCGTCAAAGTAGAGCGATTTGATACCTAGGCTAGGACCTTCATCGCTAACAGTGACATTATTGTAATTGGTCAACGTGTTTTTCAGTTTAGAATGGTCTAAGATATTCTCGCTGCCAACAGGCTGGTCACTAGGGTCGATAAACAGAATCGCATCATCGGGAATGTCACTTAATTGGCGCCTTGAAAAGAGTGCTTCGAACATGACAATGTCTCACGGTCTCGGTAGCCTTTAGTTATAGGATTTTACAAAGAAAAAAGAATATGGCTGGGGGGATCACCCCCAGCCATTATTCCTATCGCTGCTTCGCAGGCTGCGGAGAGAGAGCCTCCGCTAACGATTTCTCCAATTCGGCGGTCATGTCGGCGAGGTCGAGGTCGCCGATCTTCTTGACCTCGACAAGGGTTTCGAAAGCCTTGTTGACACCCAGAGCGCCGGCGACAGTGCCGGTGAGAAAAGCAACTGCCCTTAACATTGTTTGTCCTCCTCCTTCTGATTGTTCTGGAAAGGGTTCTTGAGTCCGAGCTTTACCTCGCACCCCAGGGTCCGTTCCATCTGCCGGATGTTCCGGTAGATTTGAACTCCTTGGATACTGCCGCCGATGACGGCGCCAATAAGAAACGAACGAAGCATGGTGTATCTCCTTTGTGGCGGTTAACAGTAGAAGCGTTACGCTTCTGGTCACAACTACAATGTAGGTTTGAAAAAATGTGGAATCGACTGCTGGCTTAACGAATTGTTAAGAACTGCCGTCTGGTCATCGACAGATAACGATAGAGTTTATTAATGAGTTTAGCCTTCGAGGACCGAGGTTTAGCAATAGGCACTTGCTTCCTGTCTTCGATCAAAGGTTCGAGCGTATTCAACACATTGCTGAGATTGAGGTAATAACGGATTGCGACCGAGTGTCGATCATCGAGCATTCGAATTCGATCTTTTGACCGAGCGTTTCCTTTACGTGTATCGATGAAGTCGCAATTATCAGGTAAGACACCGTCCAACCTTTTCATTACCTTACGTTTGCGCAGCTGGCGTCGAGACATAGGCACCAGCTTACCATCATCGCGTCGCATCATGATCTTAGTTTTATTAGACATGGCATGTTACCAAAGTGAAAAAGAGTGGCGGTTCGTGTGTTGGCCCAAAAAGAATTCCTGTATTGGCTCCCTCTCCTGCCGGTGCGGTGCAGGAATCAAGACAGGTTCGCTAGCGGGGTGATCAGTCGACCCCCCGAAACAATTGGTTTACCCCAGTACGCAATGGAAAGGTAACGGTGTAGCTTCGCCTCCCGTTTCAATGCTGCTGGTTTTCGATACGTATCACATCGCCAGTTCCGGTCAAGAAAAGGATCGATGAGGTAGGTAAGGGTTTCGGTAAGATGGTAACGATATCGACGGGCCTTCGACTTGGGGAGGCGCTTACGATTCTGAGAACGATGATACGATGTTACGATAGTGAGAACATAGTCGTCGAACGTGACACCAGCCGCACGACTAATGTCCTCGTAGGTGAGCTTACGTTTACGAATCTGTCGACGTGACGCCTTAGACTTCTTGTTCATGGTTTCGCCTCAAAAATAAAGCAACGATGGATACGGCATAAAGCGAGGAGTCCGAAGACTCCTCGCTAGACCAGGATCAGTTGTTGAACAGCGACTCGGCTTCAGCGGCCAGGTAGTCCTGGACCTGCTTCAGGCTGTCACGCTTGCCACCGATACCGCTCAGGTACTGGACCTTGGTGACGCCCTTCTTGGTGAAGGTCTCGCCGTTGGACGGGTTGCGGTAGCTCTTCTCGCGATGGTATTCCACCGCGACACGATCCAGGGCCAGCGGAGCAGTGACGCTCAGGACATTGACGTCTTTGTTGTCCTTCATGTGCGGACCGGCTTTGCGACCGAGGACCAGGGTCAGAGCGTCGGCGACGTCCAGGTTGTGGTTCTGGGTGGCTTTGACCAGATCGATGTTCAGACCTTCCGGCAGGGTTTCGCTATAGGCTTCGTTGAACGCCTTCTTGTCCAGCTCGGCTTTATCGCCGTTGATGGTCAGGGCGGTTTCGAATTTCTCGGCCAGCTTCAGGACGGAAGGTTTGATTTTGTCGAGGGCCATGGTGTCTTGCTCCTATTGGTTTTGAATTTGTGCGCGGACGGTTTCGTTCGCTCACATTAGATAAAGGGTTTGTAAAAATCTACTGGTTTAGGATAGATTCTCACCTCTATAATGTCGGGTTGAAAACCGCTCGAATCGAAAAGAAAAAGAGTGTAGCAGGGGGAGCCGAAGCTCCCCCGTGCCACTTACTTGGAGCGGACCTTCTTGATCAGCTTCCAAGTTCCGTAGATGGCGCCGGTGGCAGCGACGCCACCGACGACCCCCGCGGTAACCGGGTTGTTGCCAACCCAGGTGATTACCGCCTCTTTGGCGGCGCCGAAGAATCCGCCGGCCACAGAGGCGGCGGTTTCCGCAGCAGCAGAAGTGGCGGTGTCGACAGCGCTGTCGGTGGCGACATCGGCAGCGGTTTCAGAAGCAGCTTCAGCGATGCGAGCGATCATGTTGAACATAGTGTGTTTCCTCTTTTGTGGTTATAAAGCTTTGGGGTAAGAGCTTTAATGCTCCTTGTCACAACTACAATGTATGGTTGAGATTTTTTGGGATCGACTTTTATTCGCCAACGGCATATAGGGGAGGGACCATAGGTCCCTCCCCTATGCGCTTAGTACTCGCTGTTGGCAGCGGGTTCGTGGTTCTTGTACCTGCTTTCCAGCTTGTTCAGGATCGTCATGATCGAACCGGTGATAGCAAGGACATGATCCAAGGCATCTTCCACTGTCCGGCACAGGTTCTCGGCATGTTCGCAGAATAACCCGTAAACAGCTTCCACCCGCGCCAGTTCACTCTTGGGCAACCCCGTCCCCCAGTTGATTCGGGTGAGCTTCTTCTCGATCCCAGTGAGTTCACGTTGGATTCCCTCTAGGTTCTGAATCGCCACCGTAGCACGGTCCATCTCACCCAGGCACAGGTCGATGGCATCGTGGATCTGGTCAACCGAGAAGGGTTCCTTGGTCAGCAGCCCTTTGGCTTTGTTGGCGATCCCAGCGGCAATCGCACCGGCCAAGGCCGCTGCTCCGAGGTTTGCACCACCGATGACAAAACCAATCGCTGCACCGGCAGCGCCAGCGGTCTTAACGGTACTGTCATTGGTAAGCGTGTTACCCCGCTGGAAAGTAACCTTGTGGTACTCGGCCATCTTACCCAAGGCTGACTTGCTGCGCGCCCTGACTTCGGTGAGATGGAAGCCACTGGCCCAGAACATGTCTTTTCCACCGGTGTAGTCGCGCTTGATCTGTTCGGTGGGCACGTCCAGTTCGGCGAGCTTTTCGAACATCTGATCAACATCAGTGACCGTGTACAGCTTGCCCGGAATGACCCGACCCACGGCACTCAAGTACTTCTGATACAGCCCACAGAACTCCTCCGTGAAGTAGCCGCAGATTTCAAAGTCGTGACGGATCTGTTTCGGGATGTCCTTGACCGGTCCGTGTTCGGTGGTCAGGAACCGTGCCAGCCCGCCGTGGTTGAGCACCACCGGCTTATCGTTCAATGTCCTTTGCAGGGATTCAAACTTGCGCTTCAGTCCTTGCAGTTCGCCGGTAGCCTGACGGGCTTTACCCGCCCGACCGCGAAGGCCGTAGACCAGTTCCTTGAAGTTCTTCACGACACGGTCGAGCAGTTTGTTCTTCAAGCCCTCCAAGCTCTCCAGCGTCGCTTGGTGATACGCTTCTACCGAAGCGCTGGCTTCCATGGAGGTGTGCATCAACACCACGCCATAGCGATCCTGGAGGCTTTCCAGGGCGGTGGTCAGCATCAGGGCCGAACCGGTGGAGGCTTGGTTGCTGGTGAGTAGATGTTCGGTTGTGGCGATCAGGGATTCCACCGCTGCCAGCAGTTCCTTCCCACCTTCGTCGACTTCCCGCTCACTCGTATCAGGATTCATCAGCTCATCAGAGAAATCGTCCGGTGGGGTTTCCACCGGATCGATGTCCTCAAATGCGCTTGCTAATGCATCGCGCATGACTAACCTCGCTTAGGAGTTTTGCTTGATCACAGACTGTGCCAGTTTGGAGGTCTGGTAAGTTACTGCATGCAACTGGGTAAACACACCTTCGAAGGTGTTCCACTGCATTCCAGACAGCATCCGACCAACCGCGAGCAAAGCCTTCCGGGCTGCTTTTGCTTCAGGCGTGCCACGTGGTAGATCGTCGATATGGGCGAGTAGCATACTGACCTCGCCATCACGCCCCTTTTCGGCAGCAACTTCCTTCAGCAGCTTCTCGTTGGCATCGCTGGCCATTTCGAGGCATTCCATCAGGTCTTTCGACGTGATCACGCCAGCAATCTTACCACCTTCGATGCGAGTGGCAACACCATTGGCCATAATGCCAGCACCTACTGCGATCCAGATGCCAGGAACAAGCGTCGCACCTGCTTTCGCCGCCAGCACCGCACCGGCGGCCAAACCACCCAGACCCCAGATCTTACTGACCTTTTCGTTGATGTGATCACCCGCACCGCCACCATCGAAGTTCAGGTAGTGTTCGGTTTCCCATTCCCCGGAGTCACGACCAGCGCCGCGGGAATCGTCGGAAACAAAGAAGCGACGGTTAAACATGATGTAGACCCCTTTCGAACCGTTGCTCAGCTTACTGAGCTTGAGGCCGGGGTTCGACATCTTCTTAACCTGCTCCCACACTTCAACCGTGTCTTCGGGAGTCTTCGCTCTGCGCGCCAACTGGGAGATCTTCTCAACAGTCGGCATCACGTCATCCGTGATGAAGTCGATAAGACCCACCAGGTATCCGAACTCTTCCTTGAAATGGCCCTTGATATCCTTGAGTGCCTTATCATCCACCGTGAGCATGTGGAACAGACCTTTCTGGCGGAACACCATCGGGTTCTCGTCAACCTTACTACCCAGTCGACGAAGCTTCACCGAGGCGTCGTCGAGCATCTCGCGGTGCTCTTTCAACTGACCGGCGCGACCCTTGAACATGTAGGTGATCGCGTTCTCCAGCGCCGGTTCCAGTTCTTCCTCTACAGTCTGGTCAACCGCAGCAGCCAGGGTTTCGGCCTGCTCGGCAATTTGCAGAGCGCCTTCCTGACCCTCTTCGAGGCTTTCCAGTGACAACTTAGCCGGGATGCCACCAAAAGGGATCATCAGGTGCCGTAGGTTGCGGTGGAGCGATTCCAGCGTAGCGGTCGAAACCTCACCGTTCTCGGCGACTTCTTTAGCCGCTTCGCTCAGTTCGGTCAACCCCGCCGAAGTATCTTCGGCTTGAATAATGTCATCGCGAATGGCCGCAGGTTGCGGCGCATCGACCATCGGGGTCTCGTCATCGATCTCGACGACGTCATTCGGTTCCTCGATGTTTTCAAACGTGCTTTTCAGTAGATCACGCATGGGGTTCACCATTGCAAACTTTTGGGGACAAAGACTTGGATTTTCGGTTCGACGTAGCCGACCATTTGCAGGATGTTGGACGCGGCCGATTCCATGCCTACGTTGTTGACTTGGTCGGCCTTGGCCACTTCAGCCACAGTGCTGAGGTCGAAGCGGTAATCGTCCAGGCTGGCTTCCTGATAGGACTCCAGTGCCGGGGCACTGTACTTGTTGGCGATGTCGATGCCGGGTTCGTTCACATAGTCCCACGTCACGATGTGCTTGATCCGCTTCATCATCACCCCACGTTCCGGGGTATCGTGCGTGAAGCAGCGGATAGAGAAGCACACGTTCTCCTTGGGATTTTCCAACTGACGTTCGAGGAAGCGTTCGTTGGCACCGGACGGCTTGATCTTACCGATCATGGCCACCACTGGCCGACCCTTCTTGTCCTTCATCGAGTCATAGGACAAGGAAACGCTGGCAAAATGTACACAGCAGTTCGGTTCGAAGATGTCGTTGACACGGGCGAACCATGCCCGTTCACTCATGCCTTCTTGGTACCGAGGGTGGCCGACTTCACCACGCAGCGCGCCGGCGCCGATGCGCCGCATCAGCGGAGCCGTGCTTTCGAACAGCGCCTTGGCATCTTGCAGCGGATAGAAAGCCCCAGCACTGTTGTACGCTTGCAGCGCACCGAGGACCATCTCGTAATAGCCATCGGCACTTTTGGTCAGTTCACCAACCTTGTTGGTACCCACCAAGGCCGTACAGTTGTAAGTAATAGACTGTTGCATGAAGGTTACATCCTTAGGAGTTCTTCGACCCGCTCCACCCGTTCACCGGCGGAGACAAGGGCACTGGTGACGTTTTCTTCAAAGTGACTACCCGAGAGTTTGGCAATGACGTTGGTCGCACCGTAGCTGACGGCCCGCAGCGGAATGACCGTCGGCGGACGGCTAATCAAATCATCGTAACCCCGGATGGTCTGCCGGTAATACTTCTTAACATCCTCGGGATCACGGACAATGGCTGCGGCGATCATTTCCATGATCGCTGGGTTGGGACCTACCGATTCCCCGGCGTGATACACGCTATGCTCGAATATCCGACCTAGGTCTTCGTATCCGAGGTACCACGGTACCCGACCTTTTGCGATGATCTCGTCATAGATTTTGTACAACAGACTGTCGACCTTCACCAGATTGAGGTTGGTAACGATCCGTGCACCGGGTTCGTAGGTCAGTTCGAGGTAGTCCTCGTCGCCTACGGTGACAGTGTTGGTCAGGGTCGGTTCGGTACGCATCATGGCCGGTACGGTCGAGACGGCGTAGGCATCGTCAACGATAAAGGCACAGATGCCCGTGAACATGCTCTCTTCTTCAAAGAGGGCCAAGTCCCGACCGGGGAAACGTGCCGGGATATGAACCTTGACTGTCTTCACGGCAATCAGTTGGTTGTCCACCTCTTGGATGGCTTTGTAAACCCGTGCAGCATCGCGGGTGTATTTGACGTTGGCCATTGTGGTTTTCCTTTAGTTGACCGCATAACCGGGAGGGCGCTGACCCTCCCGGTTATGGCGCTGTCGAATTAGTTGACTTTCATCAGCGCAGCCACCCACTGGGACACGTACTTCGCAGCTGCGATCAACGCAGCTTCACGAGGATCTATGTCGGGGTTCTGCTTGCCAACACTGTCAATGATTTCGAGGATGCGACGCGCAGGGGTGTGCGCGTAGAACACATGAGTCACAGCATTGCGGCAAATCACGGCCAGGTTTTCAGGTGCGAAGTCACGCTCCACCATACCCGAGAAGAACTTGTGCAGTCGCACGTGCAGTTCGCTACGCGGGGCGGGCAGCATGTCTTCTTCACGCTCGTTGATCATCAGCGTGATAGCCGAGACCACATAGTCGCGCGTGCGCTGTGCCGCTTCCACCCCGTGGCGAGCTTGACGCAGACGCATTTCACGCGCGTACGTCAGCTCCAGTTCCTCTTTGTGTTCGAGCAACTGGGTGGCCATGTACCGACGGCCCAGCAGTTCGTTACCGAACAGCGCTTCGGGACTCAGACCTTCCTTGAGCATCTTCACGTAGACCGCGTTGTCCACACGGATTTCACGGAAGCCTTGGTTGGCAACGGTGGGCGAGGTGTAGAGCAGACCGAGCTTGCGACGACGCATGGTCTGTTCGATCACTTGCAGCACCGTCCGACCGGTTTGCTCAACGATCTGCGACAGGTAGAAGTTGTAATCGGTCAGACCCATCGGGGTCCCGTCCAGCGGATCATCCACCATGGCCTTGGCCAGGAGGTGAAGACCCAAGTGGAACTCGGGACGCAGGTTGTCCAAATGCATGTTACCGCTGAACGCTTCAGCTACCGCCATCAGACCGGCGTCGCCTAGGAAAGCGAGCACGGCATCGTCGAAGGACTGGCTACCGGTGGCGATCTTGGTCTTGACGGTTTCAACGTCGATAGCCGGCAGACTGCGGGCAACCACGGCACGGGCCGGTGTTTCCGAGAAACGCTCAACCAGTTCCAGCAGCAGCGGGTCAGTGAACAGTGGCGACTGTTCTTCGGATACCACTACGAACGGTTCCAGCAGGGTGCTGACGAAACCATCGGTCAGTTCCTGCACGGTCTTCAGGACGCGGTTGATATCCGGCACGACCATGTTGCGGGCCATGCTCATGGCTTGGTTCACGGCGCGCGCCGCATTGGTCACCACGGTCTGACGCAGGGCAGCATGTTCGTTGATGCCGTCTTCGCCGGTGGAGCGGGTGGAGTTGACCAGGGTTTCGAAGATTTGTTCGTGACTGTAGTCGTCGATGGTTTTGCCATCGACAAACAGCGAGTGGACACTGGCACAATCGTTGATCAGGGCCAGCGGGGTATTTTCCAAAGCGGTGACAGTCTTACCGGCCGCCACCAGCTTCTGCGCCAGCGGCAGGACTTGTACCAGCGTACGGTTATTCAGCATGACGCGTCTCCAGCTCTTGGTTGAAGGTAGCCATCGAAAGACCGTTGATGGTGTCACGGGTAATCGCGCTACCGTTGAGGTGAGTGGAAATCTCGTTGCCAGCAATCTCTTGGATCACTTCAGCCACGAGGTCACAGCCATTCGCCAGCGTTACCGCAGTGGCGATTTCATTCATCTTTGACATGGAAGACTCCATCGGCAAAGGGACACCCGGTCGACCGGGTGTCCCTCAAGGGGTTTAGTTCTCGAAGTAAATCTGCGCAGCCTTCTCACCGATGACCCGCAGCAGGGTGTTGGTGGTTCCGATCAACATCGGTGACAAGACGATACGATCCTGCACCGACTTAAAGCCGAAGATCGCATCGAGCTTGACACCCGTTTGCGTTTCATGGGGCCCTTTGAGGATGTGACCAAAGACTGTCTTCATCTGGTTGGCAAAGACCGCCTTGTCACCCACGCCAGTCCCTACGTTGTGGCTGATGTAGATCCGAATCGCCATGTGGTTCTGGTTCAAGCCGTCCCCTTCGATACGGAAGGACTGATCGACGGCACCCGTGATGGCCGGTTCACCCATCCGCGCGCTCATCTTCTTACGTTCCAAGTCACCCTGACGGGCGATGGCACGCAGACTGTCGCTCATGTCATCCGTATCACCGTGGTAGAAGATTTCCACCTTCTCCACCACCCCTACGCACTTGGCACGCGGCGTCATTGCCGAAAGCATCCGCAGCGTATCCAAGCTCTGATCATCGAAGAGGTCGTTACGGGCAGTAACCTCATCCTCAATGGTACATAGGATGGATTCCAGATCTACCTTATCACCGGGCTTAACTAATCCACGCACCGCTTGGTTGAACGCCACGGTCACCACCTTGACTTTGGTGGTGGTGGTCCCGAGTTCAGCGGCCAGTTCTTCCGTGATGGCCGAGCTGTCTTCCAGGGTGTACACCGCTTCCATCAGCGCCGTGGTGGCCATGACACCGGCCTTCCAGTTGACCTGCTTCGGGTTGAAGAAGGACGGAGCAAAGAAGCCATCGTTGTACGCCACGATGTCACCCTGTTTGATCTCGTCACCCTGCTTGAACTGCGTGACCAAGCTGTGGGGCAGCGTCAGACCACCCGAGGTCCCAAAACGGCGACCCAGTTCGATGGACTCCACTTTACCGTCTTCGTACTCGATGCGAATGGACTTCTCATCCAGTCCCACCACCTTACCGTTAGCCCGTGCCGAGGAGGCAAACAAGTCATCGGTCCGGTGTGCCAAGACCCCTTCGTAACCTGTACGCAGACCGGTGACCTGATAGCCCTTGGCAGCGATACCGTGCGATTGTTGGATGTTGATGAAGTTACACTTGTCCAGTCGAGGCGCTACCCTCGACCCGGTGTGCGTAGACACCTGCCTTGGATTTCTCCAAGGGTCAGACCATCTCATCTCCCTCACCTTTACGTGGTCGGGAGCTTCCCGTTTCGGGCCCGCTTGGTACCCTACTCTACTAGCTTTAATTGCCTAACTGACAACCACCTGACTTTACACAGGTGTCATTGAGTTGCATCTGCTGCAACTGTAGCGTTCGATGGCCGTTGAACACGTCCCTCTGGAGGGATTTCGTAACGGATTGTCTTTTTCTGATCTGTAGAAAGGTCTTCGTAGTAACAGTACCGTTTCCCGTCACTATACACTACTTGACCTCTCGATTTTAACCGATAATTCAGAGCGGTGGTTTTCAACCCATTGATCTCTGCGCAAACTCTCGCGGACTCGTACCAGATGGGATTGCTCCAGTCTTCATCAAACCTAAAGACGACCTTATTTCGCATGCCATCTTGCAGATCTAAGAAAACATCCTCGACTTCACGCCAAGGTTTACACCCATCGACAAATTGAATCTGGTACAAGCCCGGAATTACGGGCTGTGCAGGATCACTGGCCCACTTCCACATTGCCGCGAGCTTGTAGCCCGTAAGATGCAAGGTGTCTGTGAGCTTATTGAACAGAAACACTTTTCCGGTACGTAGACTTTTAAGCAGAACTTCCCGAGACCGACCGTATTCCAACTTTTCAATTGGTGGCCAAGGGCTGTCACTGTGCCCGATGCGGTACCGAAAACCTTCGGGCCAAACATACTGCGGACCTCTATCCAGACGAAGCTGGATAGAATACCGTTCAAGTCCAAGTGCATTGGAACACTCGGCAATTGAATTGTATCGAGTGACCGTATCGTCGGCTACATCAAGTGTTTCAAGGGCGGTGCTGCGGCGCTTTCCGTCGAGCTTCACCCAGTGTTCAACATTGTGCTTTTGGGTACACCACTCAAGATTGTCTTTGGTGTCGTTACCGGGGATTAAGTCTTTATGGTTGACAACGAAGTCATCCAAGTCCCCTTCGGGAAGATCTAAATGAGCCAGTGCGAGTAACCGATGGCGCTTTACGCCTTTACGTTCACCATTGTCATTTACGAGAATGGTTACATGGTAGCCTCTGGCATTTTTGCTCGTCCGAAGTTCTTCGCCCGATTGCAAATTGAACAATCGGCCGTCTTCGGTAATCCCGTAACGACTATATCCGGGTATCGGTTTTGGTTCCAACATCGCTAGCATCTCGATAACTAATGCATAGGATGTCAAACTACTTTACTACAGTTCAGAATTAAGAGTTCCCCGTTTTAGGGAAGTTTGCAATGCACCTTACGATGCAAGGGAGCTAATGTTAACTCGTTTCGGGTCATCCCGATCCGCCCCCGGTGCCAGCAGAGCAGCGGTCGACAGCAAACTGGACGTACCGTCCTGTTCCTTGTCGTACATGCGCACCACGCCACGGGTGTTCACCAAGTTGGCATTGGGGGACATGTAGGTAATGATCGCCACGTCACCGGAGTCCACGGTGGCCTCAGAGATGAAGCCCATGTCTTCTTCCTTGAACAGACGCGTGTCCGCTACCATCGACCGACGGCTGCGACCCCCGGTACCACCAAAGGTGATGACTTCCTTTTCCTTCAGGTTGTGAATCGGGTTGGCTTCTTCGATAGGCGAGGCCGAGGAGTCCTGCACGATGGTGGTCCATACCGCGTGCGGGTTCATCGACACCGTGGCCTTAGCCGTCACCGTCCGTGCGTTGTACAGGCGGATGGCCTTTACCAGTTCGCTGTAAACGGCACCGGCAAAACGCTCGTAACCCTTGGCGCGTTCCAGCGAGTACTTCGCCCCGTCCGGGTGCTTGATGTGCTGAGGAACATGGCGGTCACAGAGCATCGCCACGGCCCGCAGGATCAACCGGGTAAACTCGGTCGGTTCCTTCATCCATTCGAGGATACCCTTGGTCACCGGGTCGACGAACATGGCGTCCATCAGGTCCAGTTCACGCAGGTAGCGCACGGTGATACCGTTCTGCTCCATCAGGTTCAGGTACACATCCTTCTTGTCGAAGGTGTAGACACTGTAGTTGCGCAGCACGTTGCGGTACAGGTTGAAGCCGGCGAGAATCAGGTTGACGGCCGGGTCTTCACGATTGAAGATCAGGCTTTCATCCGAAAAGCGCAGGGCGAACTCAAACGAGGCGAGGTTCATCCGCTCCCCGTTGACGACGCGACGCGGAGTGACGGCCAGGCGCTTGAGCAGGTTGTCAAAGCCCACCAGATACGCCAGCACCACACCCGCCGGGATCACCTTGCTGAACACCTTGACTTCAGCCATCTCGATCGGTGCTTTGCCGGCATCCAAGGCGAAGACATCTTCGACCCGGCCATGCACCGACAGATCGCCTTTCCCGGTTGACAGGTAAAGGGTATCGGTCTGGTCCATCAGCAGAACTTCTTCACCACGCTTGGCCACCAAGACCATGCCCCGGTTTTCCAAGGCGCGATCACCTTCGGTAAAAGGACCGTGCTCAAAGCGATGCTTGTAGTCGAACCAGTACTGGAATCCCTCGCACACCAGCGACTTGCACCGTGCTGACAGGATCGCGTACACCGGCGGCACCTTGACCCGTTCATCTGCCACGTTCGACACGCGCAGGTCGGTAATCACCGTGTCCTCGGGATCGAGTCCCTTGGCCACTACGGCATTCCCCAGCCAGCGGGCGTAGTTGAACACCGAACGTTCCGAGCGGTCGACGAACACTTTCGAGTAGTAGCTGGTCAGTGCCACCCGGTCCGGGGAGACTTTACGGATCGGCAAGTCAGCGCGCTGCTTGCGGGCCCGGTAGGTCACGCCGTTGGACATGTAGGTGCCATTCGGACGGAGCTTCGGAACCCGGAAGGTCAGGGTGCTTTGTTTACCCACTGCGGGGGTCAATTGCACCCGGTGCACTTCGTAGTCACTGACTGCGTCCTTCACCCGTTCTACATCGTACCCGGTCACCGCAATACCCGCCTGCTGGACCATCAGCACCGATGCCACGATGTCCTTGGGCAGGGTGGTCTCGATGTACTTGCGGTCCAAGTCTTCTACGGTCGATTCCAGCATCGACTTGTCCAAGACCTGCGGCTGATCCGGGATACGTGCTCGCTTCTCGATCTTGATCTCGTCTTCAGTGATCACCGTGGCATCGACCAAGAAGCCATCCTGTCCGTACGGGTTGGGGATGTCGCGGTACGCGCGAGAGAGCTTCTCCATGCGCTTGTATTCCGCCGCAGACACCAGTCCCCGGTCGAGCAGTTCATCGGCCTTCTGCATGATGGCCGCTTCCGGTCGACGGTCACGGATGCCGATCGAACCCACGGCTTGCGGCATCGGTTCAATGACTTGGGTGCCAATGTAGTTACCGTCTTCGTCGAACATGTCTTCGGACAGGCTTTCTTCCTTTTCTACCGTGTCCAGTTCGGCCAGCTCGTCTTCGATCTCCTGAACTTCACCCTTGTCATCCAGCTCATCGAGCTGCTTACGGATGTCCTCGTCGCTGTTATCGTCGTCTTGCTCTTCTTGCTTGCTGGCCTCAACTTCATCGACCACCGGGGTTTCCATGTTGTCACCAGCCGCTTCGACCGGCGCCTTCTCTTCACCCAGGTTGGCTGCGTCGTAGACCACTGCCATCATCTTCAAGAAACGCAACTGGAACGAAGCCGGTTCCATGCCCTTTGACTTCTTGTCCGTGGGGTCGGCACGCCAGCTGTCGAGGACGCCAAGGTTGATCAGCATCCACTTCCCTTTCAGACGCACCAGCAGGTTGACGTGTTGCAGGTCTTCCTTACTGAGCTTACCCAGCTGGCTGCTGGACGCGCGGTGTTTGCCGAGCCACGTCCACAGGTCGAGGAAATCCAACGCCTCGCGCGTGGCGAACGGTTTGAGGGTTTCCCGAGTGCGATTGACTTCCGCTTTACGCAGCTGTTGCAGCGACGGCATGCGATCGGGCAGGACCATCGAGAGGTACTGATTGCGCTTGGTGTTCGCAATCATCTCGATCATCTTGTCAACCACCGTCACCCGCATGTTCAACCACGAGTAATACCCCGTGAACGCACTGCGGATGTACCTGTTCAGTTTCGGCAGCAGACCGTAGTTGACCACCAGGACGTTTTGATCGTCACGGGTCACCATTTCCAATTTCAACATCGGACGGATCTTACGGTACTTACGGCGATAACCCTCGATCATCGGACCGGGTTGCACGAAGCTCTTGCGCGGGTTGCCCACGCGACTGGTCAGCTCGGTTACGTGGCTGATATAGATCAGGCGCGTAGCCGAGGCCAGCAACGGGTGGTCGCTACTGGGTCCCACTTCGGTTTCACTTTCAGGCAGGTAATGTAGCACGCACTCCCGCGACAGCCCTAGGGTCGTCAACGGGAAGACACGCGGCGTCATCAGCTGCGCCGGAAGACGCAAGCCGTACCGGCGAAAGTAGAGGGGGTATTTGAGCATGATCTTCATTGTTAAACCAACTGTCTTGTCAAGTTGTGGACTACCAGCTCTACGGTGTCATATTTGGCACTGGCACGCATCTTGCCATCGGCCGATACCCATGCACGTTTGGTGCCCAAGTACCGACGGTTTTCCTCCAAAGCCTCATCGGTCATCAGGGCTGTCCCCGAACCGGTGTCACCGTCGAAGTCGGCCTGCATGCCTTTCAGGCGACTGGAGTGAGGGTTCTGCGTATTGACCCAGGCATTGCTGTTGCTGTCTGGATACTCGTAGGCAATGTACTCATCACCCAAGGGCTGCCAGTCATCCCCCAGTTCCTTGCGGATCTGTCCCACCGTGGTGGTCTTCAGGTAAATACGCGACGAATAGATCGAGTCGTCACCGGCCACCGGGTAACGGGTGGTCGACCAGAAGTAGGAGTTCCACCGGCGATAGCCGGACAGGTAAAGCAGCTCTGCCAAAGTCATGGGGTGCACATATTGACGGTCGAAACCATCGGGCAGGTCGGCGATGTCGTAGAACACCTTAAAGACCCCAGGGGCCTTATAGACCAGCGCCACGTAATAGCCTTCCGCAGTGACCGGACGATGCCTGGCCTCTTCATCCACGAAGGCGTTGATTACCGAGAGCAATCCCTCCTTGGTGGTCCAGCGATCGCGGGTCAAGGGGGAGATGCTTACCAATTCACGACGCAGTGTCTTTTTATTGATCAGCTGAACCTTGGACTCACCCTTATCGAAGATGTTAGCCATGTAACCATTCTTCAGGAAGTGCATGGTCAACGGCGTTAGCGCTTTGATACATTGGAACAACCCCACCACCGTCGAATCGTAACTTGGCGCATTCGGGGCACCCAGTACATCAGCACTGGTGTCCATCGCCGCAATTACGTTTCGCGTTCCGTGGGTGATCTTACGCCCCGCCCACTTGTCGAGGATGATCCCCTTCTTGCCTTCGAGCATGCGCTTGAGCAGGTTGTAGATTTCCACCATGGTCATGGTCAGGTGGTAGCGAGAGATATCGTAAACCGACGATTCCATGTCCCGACCACGGGCGATGGTGTTGCTGATCGAGATCATCCGGTAATAAAGGTCATTGATCTCATCCTTGGTCTCCCGACCGTCGGCACCGACTTCCAAGTCACGCAAACCCGCAGGAATCACCGCAATACGCGACGTGGTCGCTTGGTTACGGAATCGGTTGAGCAGTTCGATACGCTGTTGACGCGCCGGGCTCTTGTTGGGCTTGAAGTACAGGTCCTTGAAGTGCTGCATGAAGAACGAATAGCCGGTCCCGGCATTCGGACTACTGTCTGACACAAAGTCCTTCAGAGCCGGGTCCCAGATGGCCGTTTCCCGACCGCTCAGGATGCCGCCGTAAAGGCCCTTCAGGCGTACCAGGTCCAAGTAGATCTTCGGATGCAAGATGGCCACTTTGATATCGATATACGAGAAGTTCTGATCCCGCTGTTCCGTCCCGGTACGACCGAAGATGCTCACCGAGAAAAGACCCTCCTCATGGAAGTTCTTTGTGGCCCCGTCATAGATGTCAAGACTGGACACAGGCTTCATATACCGCACCACGTCATCGGTCAATTGCAACAGACCGAGAGTGGTTGGTAGCATTTTCTTATTCACGGCAAACTCCGCTTTACTCGACGTTGGTATGAACTCTTCTACCCACCATAAATAGGGGGACGTCATGGCCAATGATAGTTTTGACCTAGACGATTTTGATTTTGACGATGATTTAAACTTCGACATCCCCGACTTTGATGGGGGTGGCGAGAACGATGACCGCAAGCCTACCACCAAGCTGGCAGCAGGGTTTAAAGAAGGTATAAAGGACGAACTGACCAACCCTAAGCAGCTGGAGCGTATTGCACGTCTGTCACTGCCACCGGGTTATTCCTTGGCATTGAACGCCAAGGACACCGCCCTGTCTTCGGCCAAGGAGCTATACAATACCGCCGCCGAAGAACTAAAACCGCTGACCGGTCTGGTTAAGGGTGCCGTTGGTAAAATCAGCCCGAAGACCAAGGAAAAGCTCCCGCGCTGGTTGCAGAATAAGATTGACAACCTCGGTCAGGGTGACGACGGGTATCAGTCCGAAGAAGCCCGCAAAGAGGAAGCGGAAAACAGCGAGATCACCTCGGCGATCGGTGAGATCTTCAAGACCCAGCTGGAGGCGCAGCAAGAGCAGCGCAGTCAAGACCGGGCTGAGGAGATGGTCAAGACCCAGATCGAAACCAAACAGCGAAACGACCTGCTCAGCAATGCGCAAGTCATCGCCAAGGGTATCGATCGGATGGTGGGCTACCAAGACAGTATCCTGTCGAAGTACCATCAGAAGTCGCTGGAGCTGCAATTCCGTCATTACTTCGCTACCCGTGACCTGCTCTCGGTGACCAACGTCGCCCAAGAGAAGATGATCGGTGCGCTGGAGTCGGTGGTAAAGAACACCGCCTTGCCGGAAGCGGTCAAGATCCAGAAGCACGAAATGGCCGGTATGCTGCTCAAGCAGCGCATGGCTGAAGCGGGCCTGAACTCGATTGCCAACTTCACCCGTGATTTCCGTGAACGCATGATGGGTAACCTGACCAACATGGTTAAGGGTGCCCTCGGTCATGTGGACTCGGTGGCGGGGATGTTGGACAACGGCATGCCCGGTGACAAGATGGTCAACAGCGGTTCGCTGCTGGGTAGTTTGGTCTTCGACGAAGCCACGCAATGGGGCGCCAACAAGCTCAAGCCGATTCTCGGGAAGAACAAGCACATTGCCAAGGGTAACCTGGCAATGCGTGAGCTGTTCACGGCCATCCCCGAGCGGATGATGCGCTATGCGCGCAGCGAAACCAAAGGCACGGGTATCGGGTCGTTCTTTACCCAGATGTTCAAGGACGCCATCCCGCGCTACGGCCTGAATGACTCGGTCGGTGGTAAGGGCATGATGGAGATGGACCAACCGGCCATCTTCGACAACCTGACCCGCAAGTCGATCATTGAGGTCATCCCAACCTACCTGTCGCACATCGCCCACTGGACCAAGGCCACGGCCACCGGGAAGGTGGATGACGACATGCAGGTATACAACCTGCAACGCGGCACGTTGACCGGCTCCAAGTCGGTGCTCAACGACATGAAGCGGTTCGTCTCGGACCGTCAGGAAAACATCAACGCCAAGTCGGAACTGGATGCCTTCATTGACAAGACGTTGAACGGTAAGCCCATTTCCGATGAAGCCCGTGCGGCCTTCCGCCGGCGCCTGTTGCGTGACACCCAATCGGGCATTGACTTCTCACCGGAAGATTACGCTCAGCGTCAGTCCTGGACCGGGGTCAGTGAAGAGGTGCAAAACGAACTCATTCAGTTCTTCACGGATGAATTCGATCTCGACCCGGATGGCAAGTTCCACACCAGCCAGACCACGGAGAACCGCACCAAGATCGTTGACCTCAAGGCGCAAGCCTCCAAGCTCAAGGACTACATGCCGGGCATTGACGACCGTATTCGTGCGGTGGTGGATGTGTTTGGTAAAGACTCCTTGCGTAAGATGGGGTTGATCCGCCGGGTGGGTCGTGAGGATGTCATCGATCGGGAAGCGCTGGATAACCTGATTCTCAACGAACGGGCGCTGACCGACGAAGAGATGGACCTCAAGTCCCGCTGGGCTAACCGCAACCAAGCCTTGCCGGGTGAATCGCGCACTGAGCACATGATGCGTATTCAGGCCCTGAACAAGGAACGGGCCGGTGCACGCTTCATGGATGACGAGGATGACGTTGACGATGAAGTGACTGCCAGTCAAGCATCGGCTACCGGTGGTAAGCGCGGGTTGTTCAGCCGTGACGATGGCATATCCGGCAAGATGCGTGCGGTTCTCAAGGAAATGGAGAACATGCGCGACACCAAGAAAGCTGCCCGTGGTGCGAACATCAGTGACAGTGCTCTGAACAAGTACCTGTCGTTCCAGTCGCCAGTACATGCGGAACTGGTGGCCATTAAGGAAGCCATCCTCAGCGGTACCGGCAACTTCGCCGAGTACCGTCAAGAGAATTCACAGCTGTTGATGGCCATCCGTGATGTCCTGACCAGTGCCAACTTCGGTGCTGGGGCTGGCGCTCCCGATTCGATTCGCCAGAAGATCGGCGAAAAGATGAGCGGCTTCTTCGGTCGCTTTGACCGAGGGGTGTTCAAGGAGATCTCCGGCAGCGCAAAGGGATTGGTTAAGGGTGCTGGAGGGTACATAAAAGGCATGGGGAGTCTCTACAAGAAGCTCGGTACCGGCTCGTTCAAACTGGCCGGGTTTGCCCTGCCTAAGATGGCGACCCTGACTGGCTGGGTTGGCAAGAAGCTGACCGAGACCAAGACTAATGCCAAGCGTCTGCGCGAAAACCTGTTGACCAAGCTGGAAACGAATAAGCTCAAAGCCAAAGAGTACTTCGATGTCCAGTCGGGCAAGTGGATCGAGCGATGGGAAGACATCACCGGGGAAGTCCGTGACAAGGCTGGCAACATCATCATCACGGCCAAGGAATACGCCGAAGGATTGCGTGACTCCAAGGGTAAACCACTGTGGTTGAAGATGTCCAGTTTTGCAGGTCAGTTCGCCAAGGACGTGACCACCAGTCCATTCCGCGCAGTGGGCGGCTTGCTAGGTAACGTCGGCGGTGGTATCGCCACGCAATGGCGTAAGCTCAAAGACGGTTACCTCGTCGGCGAGAAGTCCCCGCGTATCGTGGCAAACATCATGCGTGATGGTGGCTACCTCGATCAGGCTACCGGGAAGGTCATCAAGTCTTACAAGGACATCAAAGGTACGGTAACGGACCGTTGGGGTCGGGTGGTGGTGACCGCCGAGGAACTGAAAGCGGCCGGTGGGCTGCGCGCCCTGAACAAAGAACGACTGACGACCATCACCGACAAGATCTTTGGTGCCGGTGGTAACATGGTCGGTAGCCTGTTCGATGCGGCGGCGGGTGCAGCGCGGATGCTCACCGCTCCGATGCGAATTGGCGGCGCCATTGCCTCACGGATGTCCCGTTCGATCGGTAACTTCATCAAGCGCGGCTTTGGTATCGAAACCGTTCGACTGACCGGTAACTTTGGGGAAGACGGCATCACCCTGCTGCATTCGCAGCTGGCTGTGCAGACCCAGATCCTGAAGTACCTCGATCCAAAAGCCAAAGTGAAGAAGACCCGCATCGGTTCCTGGATGGAACAGCGCAACCGCAAGAAGGACGATAAAGTCACTACCGTGGGACCGGATGGGAAGAAGCGCAATTGGAGCATCATGGGGTTCCTGACCAATTTGCTTCCGATGGCGATTACCGGCATCACCGGACTGATCGGGACGATCGGGACGGGTTTTGCGGCGATCAAGGGCTTCCTGATGGCACTGGCCGGTGGTAAGGCAGCGGCCAGTGCAGCAGGGACGATCAAGGACATCTTCTCTAACAGCGATGTCCCGGACCTGGACCGTGACGGCAAAAATAAAAAGAAAGGGAAGAAGCTGAAGTCGCCGAAGTTCAACAACCAAGCTGCAAAGAACGCCAAAAAGGCCGCAGCGGAAGCGGCCAAGAAAGCCGGTAAGAAAGGCTTGGTCCGTGGTGCAGGCTCCGCGCTCGGACACGGTGCACGCTTCGTCGGCGGTAAGCTGTTGATGAGGGGTGCTGGCGCAGTCCTCGGTGGCGCGGCCACGGTACTGGGTGCACCGGCGATCGGTACGATGCTGGCGGCGGCCGGCGTAGCCTACACAGCGTACGAGGTCTACCAGTGGTTCACCCGGAAACCTGATCCATTGACCTGCATCCGCATGGCTCAGTACGGTGTCGATCCTGAAGACACCGGTCTGGTCAACAAGATGGTCAAGTTGGAAGCCATGGTGGAAAAGGAAACCCACTGGTCGGCCAAAGGCACGCGCATTGCCGGCAGCAAAGTCGACCTTAAAGATGCCCTGGATATCTTCGACATCAATCTGGAAGACAAGTCTGAGGAATCGGAACTGCGCATGCGCAACTGGCTCCAGTGGTACGAGAACCGTTTCCGTCCGACCTTCGAACATCATGCCACGGTCTACCACTCCATTACGGGTGAACGCACCCTGAAGAAGCTGGACAAGATGATCCCGAAAGAGAAAGCCTCGGACTACATTGACCGGGTGAAGACACTGACGGGACCGCATGACTTTACCGACCTCACCAGTCCGCTTGAAGACGAGCCGCTAACCCAAGGTCCGGAACAGATTGCCAAGTGGGTCAAGGAAGCCTACGCTGAGTTCAAGGACAAAGAAAAGCCCCAGCAGAAGGGCACCGTGTCCGCCGATGGCAAGACGGGTATCCAAGGCAACAAGGTTATCACGGAAAGCCAATCGGTGCTGGACCCGTCGGGTCGGACCTTCAACCTCAAAGAAGAGACCACCCTGCAAGGCTGGAAGAAATGGACGGCCAAGGGGTTGGATGTGGCCCTCGGTACGGTGACCCTCGGCTTCGGTTCGAGCTGGGGTACCAGTGCCATGAACTGGCTACTTGGCGATAAGGACAGCTACTCCAAGTTGTCTGTGGGTCAGCTGGTGCGGATCAAGGCGTATGGCCTGGGTGTTCTGGAACAGAGTCGCATACGCGCCCTGATGCAGTTGGAATTGGAAGTGCTCAAGTTGGTCACGTATCAGCAAGGCATGGCCACGTTCAAGGGCAGCGATGTCACGATGTTGGATCGGTTTGCCGGGACCTTTGAACTGATCTCTCCGGAGAGCAAGTCCAAGTGGCTGGCGTGGTTCAACACCCGGTTCATTCCGGTGTTCCTCTCGTACTGCACGGCGGTGAAGGCACAAGGTGACATTGAAGTCTACCAAGCCGAGTCCAAGCTGAGCAATGAAAAGCTCAAGGCGGTGCTGATGGCGGTGATTGAAGCCCAAGGTATCGTGGACGGTAAGTCCATTTCGGTGTGGTCGATTCCGCTCTCCCCATGGGCGGACAGTGTGGCAACCAGTACGCGGGAAAGTGCACTGGCCAACATTGACAGTATCGGTACCGATACCAAGGATAAGAAGATCACTGATCCGGCAGAGAAGTCCCTGTACGAGCGTTCCAAGGAAGGTTTGGCAAATGCGTGGGACAAGGCGAAGGACATCGCCGGTACAGCTAAGGATAAGCTCAAGTCCGGTTGGGACTGGTTGAAGTCTACAGCAAGTGCCGGGATGGACATGGTCAAGTCTGCTGCTCAGACAGCGAACGACATGACCGGAGGTCGGCTGGGCATGGCGGCCAATGCCGTCGGTGCAGTCGGTGCTGGGGTGATCTCCGGAGCCGGTCAGGCGATCCGAGCGGTAGGTCGTGGGGTTGGTGGTTTGATAGACCAGATCCCCGATGCTGCCGGTTCGGGTTGGGCGGCGGTGAAAGACACCATTGTCGGTGCAGCCAAGATGGTCGGGTTTGACCCGGCGATTGCAGCGACCATCGCAGCGGTGGAATCGGCGTTCCGTCCGGGTATCAAGGCAGCGACCAGCAGTGCCAGTGGCCTGTTCCAGTTCATCGACAGCACGTGGAAAACCATGTTGCAGAAGTACGGGGCGAAGTACGGGATTGATCCGGGTACGCCTCAGACCGACGCACGGGCCTCATCGTTGATGGGCATGGAGTACCTGAAGGAAAACGCCGACGCGCTCAAGGGCATTGGTCGCCCGGTTACCGAGACCGACCTGTACTTGGCGCACTTCCTCGGTCCAGCTGGGGCTAAGCGGTTCCTCAAGGCCCCGAGCAATGATCCGGCGATCAAGCACGTCACACCGGGTGCCGCCAAGGCTAACCAGTCGATCTTCTACACCTCTTCAGGGGTGCCGCGTACCGTTGCACAGGTCTACGAGCTGTTCGCCCAGAAGCTTGCCAAGGGCGCACGGCAACACGACTTGACGGCGGGCACTGGCGCCGATGTGGCGGTGACGGAGTCGACCAGTGCCACGGTGGACGGTGGTTCGGTTACATCAGTGGTGACCTCGGGGAATGTTCGTCCGGAAGATTCGAATGACCCTGAAGTCCAAGACCTGCTGGTCAAGTCGCGTAACGGCAGTAACTCAGCCGTTGACAAGGCGATGTACCGTGCCCAAGCAGCCAAGCTGGCGTTGAAGAAAGCCGGAGCCGCAGATGCCCAGAGCAGTCAGGTCACTGACGTCGCCTCGGCAGCCCCTGCGGTCAGTTCGGATCTGGTGGCCGCTGCTGGAAACCAGCGTCACAGAGAAGCCGTCGAGAAGCAACTGGCGGTGAACAATGATGCTATGAACGAAAACCTGTCAGCGGTGGTTGACGAGACTGGCAAGTCTGTCAGTGTGCAGACGTCGATGGATGCACGCCTCGCGCAACTGGTCGAGTTGATCGGTCAGTTCGTTGGCAAGGAGAAGGATCGCGATGTGGCTAAAGCCGCTTCGCCTGACGAACTCTACCTACCCAATCGACCCGCATCGGAACGTCAAGTTCCGGTGGCCATGTCCCGCAACCGGGCGTAACTTGATAGGGGGACTTCGGTCCCCCTCTTTATTCGGATGGACGTTATGTCAACGGAAAAGAAACCCAAGGACACGAGTTGGATTCGCCAATCGTTCCTCCTGCCCACCGAAGGGATCGATGTGGAGTACGACGTGCTGCGGCGCCTGTACACCACCTCGGCTCAGAAATTCACCGACACCACCTTGGGTGGTAACTTCGTCCTTAATCCCTTCCCACAACCCAGTCGCTACACTGACATTCGCCACAAGAGTAGTTACACGCCGGGTGATGGCATGGGGCGCTGGTACAGCGAGGTCATTGACGACAACAAACAAGTGGTGCACTTCCGCGTGGGTGTCCCGCGCTTTAACAGCCTGACCCGCTTCTTCGGGGACTTCTATAACGTGGAAGCTGCCACCTTGGCCAACGAGGGCCGGGGACTGTCGACTTTCTTCTATTTGGGTAAGACCACTGGTACGATCCTGTCGATGGGATTGCAACCGATCCTAGCGGTAGCCAAGTTGATCCGTTTTATGATCAACCGCCCAGCCAGTCGCTACTACTCGCTCAAGCCGACCATGTTCCTGTACTGGCAAGCGGTGTCGACCATGAGTAACGCCATCGGGGTGAACCTCGGGTTGGTACCACGGGTGATGACCGAAGAACTGGGGATGGTGTATTACGATGGCGAAAGTCCCGATTATGATGAAGCCGCTCTGTTCCACAAAATGGACCCGTCGATCTACCGTGCCGATGGTGGTATCGACATCTTCTCCCTCTCCACCCGCGCACAGCGGTTGGCAGACTCGTTCTACGAATCCATCGAAAACGAAGCGTCCAAACGTAACGTGTCAGCGCGTGAAGTGATTCGAAACATCCAGTCGTGGGATGCCAAGCAGGCAGTGAGCAAACTGTCCAACATCAGCATCGAAGAGTACATGGAGTTGTACCTCAACTCACCGGACGGTCTTGCCGAGAGTGACGACCCCGAGCAATCGGTGAGCAAGCCTGAGCCGGGTCTGCCCGAATCTGATGACGCTTCCCGAGCCACCAGCTTTAAGGATTACCTGCGCGCTACTCGCCGGGTCGGTGGGGACTTTGTCTCCTTCCGGGTGGACCATACGGGCACGCAAGCGGAATCCTTCAGCACCAGCGTTAAGGAGTCGGGGATCGCCTCGACGATCAACTCGATGTCCTCCGGTGCGCGTTCGATGCGCTTTAACATGGCCGACGGCAATGCCATTGAAGGTGCCGGCAGTTTGGTGTCTGCCATCGGTGATTTTATCAACGGTGCTTTGTCGGCGGTGGAAGTGCACGGTATGGCAGCTCTGGCCGGTTCGGCATTTGTGGACATCCCCAAGACGTGGGATTCATCCACGGCGGACATGAACCGTACCTCGTTGACCATTCCTCTTCGGTCTCCTTATGCTCACGACCGGGCGCGGTTCCAAAACATCATCATCCCGCTGTGTGCCCTAGTTGCGCTGTCGGTTCCATTGTCGACCGGTAAACAGTCGTACACCAGCCCGTTCATCTTTGAGATGTTCAACCGGGGTCGTACCCAGATCCGTCTGGGGATGGTGGAAAGTCTAAGCATCACACGGGGTGTGGGTGACGTGGGCTGGACCAACACCGGCAAGTTCCTAGGCTGTGACGTGACCCTGAGCATTGTGGACCTCTCCAGTGCGTTCCACATGCCCCTTCAGAGCCGCTACACGCTGAGCAACGCCCTGCTAGGTGGTGCCGGCAAGCTCATCGGGGAAGGGGTCGAGGCTGTAGCCAACGCCACACTGGGTACGAACATCACCCAAGGGGGCGAGAACGGCTCGGCCATTGCCAATGCGCTGGCGCCCAGTACGTGGGACGAAGATAACCTCTTCACCGAGTATTGCGCCATCTTGGGTGCCCTGTCACTGGAATCGCAGATCAACATCACCCGGCGCATGCGCTTGCGCATGACCCAGATGATGGCTGAGCAGAACCAGTGGTACAGTGCTGCTCGTGTCTCGGCGTGGGCGATGGATGGCATGATTGGCGAAGTGGTCAAGGCGGCGTCGCTGGAAACGGCCCGTCAGTAACCGGCATAGAGGGAGGGCAGGCGCCCTCCCCTTATGTCGTCACGGTTTGAAGTACACACCAGGGTACATCCCTTGCAGGACGGACAGGGTATCCCGTTCCGGGTAGCTGCTGGCGATGGTCGCAAACGTCCGGTGATCGTCAGACAGTTGCAGCGCGGCGATCGCATCGCTGGAGGCACCTGCAAAGACGGCCAGGTTAGGAATCCACTGCCCATTCCGTTTGATGTACATCCAGCGGCTGTCGATCCGATGCAGGGTGTCCAAGAGCAACTGCGACTTGGCTTCGGCGGACTTGGTATCGTCAAAGTCATCACGGTAGTTCGCCAAAACCTGTTCCACCGAGGTGGGAAAGTTCGGTCCGACCCGCCAGTCCTCGATGATGTCCATTAGGGCACGGATGGCGTTCAGATCACCGCTGGCCAGAGCGGCACTGAACGAGGACAATCCCGCTAACAGCAGAGCATCCTCGTTGACCACCTTGGCTTGGATCTTGGCGAGGACATCGTACGCTTTGTTTTCGATGGCCATTTCAAACAGCGCACCGACGATCCCCGCTTCGGCACCGGTCCCCAGAAACGACCCCGCCGTCTTGCCCATGTAAGAGCTAAGCAGATCTCCGAACTGTTTGATCTTCGACGGGTTTCCGGACAGGAAGGATACCGTGTCACCGACCTTGATTGTCCCTCCGGCCATCGACGCCCCACCGACCGTGGTAAACAGCTTACTGACTCGTTCTTCACCCATGCCTTTCAGCATCGTGGTAGGAGAACCGACTACCGCCTCACCCAACAGGTCGTTGATGTCGTCAGGGCTCAGACCGTACTCGTCGCGGATATCTTTGATGAGACCCTTGTCGAAGCTGAATGAGGAACTGCCTGGGGCACTGTAGGTCTTGGTGGGCACCGGGGCATTGTTGATCGGGGCGCTGCTGCTGACTTGGTACGCGTCTTTAGTGACGAGGTCGTCGGTACCCGCTCCACTAAAGATAGTGTTGGCTAACGCCATGGCAACCTCCTAAAGAAAAAATAAAGGGGGACCGAAGTCCCCCCGTTTACCCTACCGTCATTGACACCGACTCATCAACGAATTGATGACGTGGTTGATGTCCTTGTCGGCTTTCAGGCAGTGCCGCAGTCGTTCCCAGAAGGCGATTTGCCACTCGTGACCCTTGGGGACGATCACTTTGCAGTTCTCACCTTTGCCGTAGCAGTAGTAGTGAACGAACGGCAGGTCCGAATCCTTCAACAGGGTTTGTAATTCAGGGCAGTCGCGCACCTTGGCGGCCAAGCCCATCTTGAACTCCAGCGTGAAGTTTTCGTTCCAGACCTTTTCCAGCTCACGACCTTTAACGCGTGCGTCATAACCAGACAGCATACGAAGCAGGTCATGTTTCATGCCGGTTCGCAGAAAGTACCAGAGTCCTTCCATGGTGCGGAACCCCCCGTACTTGGGATGATCCACTGCGATATCAGCGTGGTTACTACACAGACGTCCGAGTCGGGTGCGGCCTTTGGAGTAGATGTTGATGTGATCAACACCGTCCAACGCGAAGTTGGGGATTTGGACAGATTGTTCGGCAGACTCGTTCATTTCGATTTCCAGTTATTCTTGAGATACCAAGGCAGATTGGTCAAATGATTGGTAATATTTTACCAACTACTCATTTGATATCTTTGCTGGCCGGCTTCTCCGGAATGAAGCCGTCGTCCTCTTCGCTTTGGTTTCCTACGATAAGGCCGTCCCAGAGGTTCTTGACAGTGATTTCGTGTTGGGTCTTCTTACCCTTCTTCCAATTCATCGTGATACGGATGTCAACGGATTCAGGACCCATGATCATCAGGGCACGGATGAAATTGTTCCAAGTGATCTTCGGTCGAGCCATTGCTCGGTTGAAGTTGTTGCGTTCCTGACCAATGTCTTTGGAATTCTTCGCAACCTTGGAATAACGGCTGCGAAAAAACCGGGTCACAATGTCATTCCAGTACATCGGGGTAACATTGTAGTCCGTCAGAATTTTACGAAACAGCGCTGCCAGCGCGTTCGTAGACTCCATGTACTTCTTGTCCTTGTCTTCCAGCATCGACTTCAGTTCGCGGCTCATCTAAACATCTCCAAATAGGATTAACATCAACATCAAATAGAAGCGCGATACAGCGCCTTCATTATTTCGACAACATCGAGCATTACCACTTTGTACATCCGGGCGTAATAGACATCATACCGACTGCCTTCTGCCGCATTCATGCTGGCTTTGAAGTGTTCAACCTCCTCTAGCAACTGGTGGATAAATTCAGTGGGATGGATGCTGTAATCATCTTTGATCAAGTAGTCATCCACGGTTAGGCGTTTGGTCGACTTATCCTGTTCTTTCCATGCGACAGGCACATAGTCGAGTTTATTCATCGTTGCTGTTGCGGTGCGAAGCCACTTGAGCAATGTGTGAATATTGACCGAGGACACGTGGAGTTCGGTATCCAGTGCTCGGCGAATGCTGTACGCCCTGAAGTCGCAAACCTTGAAATACTCGGTTAGCGGATCGAGGTTATCGAATGTTACATCTTCGATTCTTGTACGAACTATAAAGCGCCGTTTTAGCTTTTCCAGCCAGGAAAACATAACAACCTCGTTAATCTATGAATCAACAACCTAGGAGTCCATACCATGGATAAGATTGACGAAATGTTCCAGCGTATTGTAGTCAACAAATCCACTGCCCCCAACGACGTACTGGAGACGACCCAAAGTCTTCGTCTGCAACTGTTGGATCGTATCTTGGTGCAAGGGGTTCCCGGCGATCGGCGCGAGATGCGCATGATGACCGAAGTCCTGCGCGACATGGATACCAACGCCCTGACCACCCGAAAGCTGATCACCGAAGAGAAGGCAGCCGATACGGCCGCGCAGATCTCCGAGAACGTCAAAGCCATCCTGGGTAGCTTGGGTGGCAATGCCAACCCCTTCGAGGCAGCGGAGACCGACCCCTTGGCTGAAGTCAGTCGCCAACCGGAGATTCCCGAGGAGATTGAAATGACCAGCATCGCCTTCGCCCCTGGCCAGACCATGGTCGGGGTGGAATCTCTCAACTACGATGACTTCGTCGGCGTCGCATCCAACAGTGAGTGATTCAGGCGCGAGTACATCATCAACGGTTGTACCTCCAGCTGTACCCATTCCAGCATTAGCATAATCAGCGCCTTCCACGGGTCGATCGTACCGAACTCATCGGTAAGGTCGGCCCTGGTGGGCTCTTTGCCGGTCAGGAACTTTTTCGGCATCATGATCGTGTAGTCACGGATACCGTTGGCCAGCAACACAGGACGCTGTACCTTATCCCACCCGTCGAAGTCATACGTGATCCACATGTCGCTGATGCTGTTCAACTTCATGGGCGTCAGGTCTTTCGGCGAGATACTGACCACCGAGCACTGGGTGCTGATGGCGAGGTAGGGTAGCACCGCATCGGCCAACGCGTCCCGTTCTTCTTGCGACAGTTTATACGGCCAGCAGTTGATGATGACACGAATCTCTTCAATGTCTAGGCCAGTACCCCGCTCGCCCTGCAACCGCCGAGTCAGGTCACCCAGTGGGAAGACCATGTTGGTCAGCACGGAGTTTTGCAAGGTGGTAACGTCGCGCGCTGCGTAGCGGGCCTCGAAGTCAGCGTTGAGGATCTTGCCCTTGGTCAGCTGCTCAAAGTTGTCACTGGTGCGGTGCCAGTACATCTCGGGCTTTTCAAAGTACGACATCACCTGTCGGTCCATCAGGAGCAATGTGGCAAGGCGGGTGTCCAGTAGAACATCCAGGTCCAAAAGAATCGTTTGTTTCATCGACAACCTCGTAAGTGTCATAAGCTCAAGGTACGATTTTCACCGTACCTTGAGCTGTATGCAGTTAGATAATGTATTTTCAAAATCACATGGACTGACGAGAAAACACATGCAACAACAGGAACCGTAACCAAGCGTTGTTCTTGAGGAAGTTCATCGCTTGGTTACGGGTTGGGCAACGCTGCTGGAGTTGAGTGTCGATTTGGCAGGCGTTGGAATGGATCGACCATGCCGCCGCAAGATCTGCCAAGACGCTTTCATTGACGGCCGCGTTGGATGCCGATCGCAGCTCGTACACCATGGTACCGTGTAGGAGATAATCCGTCAACACTTCCGACTGACGAATCTCGCGCCAGATGCTTTCCAGCTGATTATCGGTGGACACATGGAACCACCGATGCATTTGCCGGATGTTGAACAGAGCATCCGCGAGGACTTGTTTGCGTTTGTCACTCAGTTCCAGCATGTAGTCAACGTAGATCTGGTTGACCAGCTGGATGCGTTCGGCGAGGAGCGTGTTAAGCGTTTCCATTGGACACCACCGCTGCTACAAATTCCGGACGACCCTTGACCCAGAGCAGCGTAGCTACACCGGACTCGATTAGCTCATCAATGCGACGTTTGCACAACAAGCTTTTATCGTTCGGTTGTTTCGGAATCTGGCTATAGAGGATAGGACCAACCGCAGCCAGCTCGTCGAAAGTTTCCGCCAGATCCAAACGCAATGCCAATGTCATTACCTCAACTCCCTTAAATGTTGTTCGACAGGTGCATGCCGTTAAGCAGTGCACGAACTGTCTCTGACGATTTGGCTCGTGAACCCAAGGCCAGCAATGGCGCCTGACTTGCCGAACCCGTTTCAATCATCTGCCGTTCGAATTCCTGGTACGCCTTCTCGTCACCGCCTCGGATCTTGATCTCTTCGATGATCGTGGAGGTCAAGTCCTGTGACAGTTGAGCTTGCAACTCAGGGAACGACAGTTTGCTACCCTTACTGCTACCCGTCACCTGACCGGTCAGTTCGTCCACCGATTTGCTGTCCATGGGGATGGACACCTTCTTTTCGTGGATCTGAGCCTGCCGGCGTATCGGGAGATCGACCACCAAATGCGCGTGACTGGTCAGGTAGGTGACATTGGTCTGCGGGTCAGTGATCCACAGCCGCTCGAAGAACTTGTGACCGAGTTCTTCGGCAATGTCCAGATTCCGTTTGATGTTCAACTTCGACTTGGCAAGGTTCGGTGCGTAATAGGGAAGGATTTCCCGTGGGCGCCGCTCGCCGTCCTGTCGTTGGAGCATCGTCATGTATTGCTCAAACTGCTCGTCGCTCATGGCTTCGAGCTGTTGTCTGATCAGTTCGACGTTTTGCTTGTCACTGGGATCAAACTTAGCGATGTACTTCAAGATGAATGCAGTTGCTTTAGCTCGATTTCCCATTACCCCACCACCGGAAGATTGAAACGAAGAATACTGGGCAGGACGTGGACCCGGAAATGCCGCATCCAGTCAGCTGGGTTGATCTCATCGATCAGGCACATCCGTTCGGAAATGGTGTTGGCGTGGACCCCGCCCAGTTGAAGACGCCAATATTTGTTCAGGGCCACGATTTCTTGCTCGGGGGTTTCCCCCACTGCAACGAACGAACTTTTGAAACGCTGTGCTGCCTTTTGGTCTTCAGCGGCAATGAGGTTGTAGACGGAGCTGGTGATACCAGCTCCTTGAGATACGCGAGGCATGACTTCACCTTACATGTCATTATTCCTCATCTTTGATAAGAGGAGGTAGGTTCATTTCCTCCAGCGTTTTCGGGTACCAGTAGGGGTGATACTTACCTACTCGCATGCGCAGGAGGTCCATGGTCGAGAGAAACGGCATCGGATTCTTATCCTCTTGGAACGTCCAATAACCACGGGTATTGAGCAAAAGATCCCAATCGTAACCCTTCTCCTTCAGCTCCTTGTAGAGCTGCTCCGGAGTGCAGACGAGTTCGTCTTCGAGATGGTGCCACATCATGCGCATCTGAAGCATTTCAGAAGTGATGGTCAGAGCGCGTTGCAGCTTCTTGTCGTCTTCGATCTTTTGTCGAATTGTCCGGCGCGTCAGGTTGACGTCCGGGTACAGGGCAATGTGGAAGTTCTGCACATTCCCACCAATACCATAACGACCTCCCTGCTTGATGTACAGGAACTCGGTCAGACCGACTTTCACGCCTTCGCTTTGCGAGATGACGATGTCGAACGGAATGCCAGATGGACCATGTTTACCCCGCAGGTTGATGACGGAGACCGCGATCAGGTCGGTGTCACCCTTCATATCGTCTTCTTTGTTGCGCGGGAATTCCACTTCCTTGTCCGAGGACAGCAGAATGCTGACGCTGGCACAGTACCAGCAGTTGCTGGTCAGGAAGCTGAAGTTCTCAGGGATCTTCTTGAGCTTCAGGTCACCTTTGAGGAACTTCAGGCGCTTGACAGCAGGCTTGTACATGTCCAGCTGATACTGCTCGCCGACGTGACCGGTCATGATCGAGTAGATACCGCCACTGGACGTGACGTTGGTAATCTGTTCGATCATCTGGCTCTTGACGTTCGAGCCTTTCATGTTGACCATGTTCAGACCGGACTCACCGATCTCGTTCTTGTCATACATGGCGTTGACCGAGTCGGTCGACAGGTGCGAGAGCGAGTCGAGGAACGACAGCAGCGGCACGGGGATCTTGAGGAATTGACCGGACTTGTGGTTATAGAACGGCGTGGTCAGCAGGATTTCCTTGTTGCCACGGCGGGCCTTGCTGGACTCCTTGAGCGCATCGAACCATTCGTTTCCCTGATACACACTGGCATCGGAGAATGCGAACCGAGCACTTTCCGGATCGTGCAAGTCCAGTTCGGCCAGTTCCGGGAAGGCGTTGAATGCAGTTTCGATACGACCGATCGACAGGGTGTTCTCACTGTCGTGGGCTTGCAGCATGCTTTGACTGTAGCGCGACATGGCCGCCCCCAGCTTGTACAGCGAGATCGCTGTCTTAAACATGTTCGGCAGGCCGACGATGCCTTCGAAGTGCGGGAAGCCGCCGTTGAGGATGGATTCACCGTGTTTGCCACGGTAATAGCGACCAGTCTGAATGTCGAACAAACAGCCTACGTTGAGCATGGGACGAAGCATGGGAGCCTTCTTAAACGAAGCCAAGGACATCGGTACAACTCCTTAGTTTAGAAACTACTTTGCAAATGATCTGATTCCCACTTAAAGTTTAATGCGGGTTCGCATTAACTCAACCGGAGAAACCTGATGGATATTTTTAACAGCGACGACAGCACTGTTTCCCTTGAAGAACTGAGCTTCCACCACAACCGTGTGGCGATGGAAGCAATGAACCCGTCCCAGTCCCTGACCGCAAGTACCGAAGGGCTGACCGATTTCATGTCGGATACCGTTCGCTACCTGCGCAATAAGCTGAGTATCTTTACTCCGCACATCTATAACGTACCGACCCGTGATCTGGAGCGTCACCTGAAAACGGTGGACTACAGCCTCATGATGTCGCTGGCGCTGCCGGTGCCCGAATACTTCAGCAGTACGTGGTCTGATTTCACCAACGTCCTCGCTGAGTCTCAAAAGATCGTCATGCCCATTGTAAAAGAACGATTGGACCCGATCGCGATCTTCATTGGCCAGACCATCAACAACCCGGAGAAGATGGCCAACGTCTCGGTCATTGCCAGCCTGCCGAAGATCGACAGTAAGGAGTTTGAACAGGTCCAGCAAAAGCTCAAGAACTCCTTCAAGGGCCAGCACCGAGGCACCATGACCTACGGTGAGCTGGTTCAGCGCAACGCGGATGTTCTACCGACCATCTACAGCCTGAATCGCCTGAACGATGACTTCGCCACTCTGGACCGTTCCAAGCTGGTCAAGAAGGTCCAAGAGATCACCGACCTGATCGCGACCCTGATCGACATCATCAAGAACGACAAGACCCAGCGCATCTCGGGTAACTACATCAAGGCCCTCTCTGACGTGATTTACGCCGTGGCCCGTGATGTGGAGTACTACAGCGCCCACGGCTATCGCCTGGACAGTTTTACCTCTTCGGTGGCTCAAGCGGTAACCAAGCTCAACAAGGTGCTGAGCAAGTAACAGCATACGGGGAGGGTCGAAACCCTCCCTTATGCTGTCAGCAAAGCGAGTAATGCTGAATCAGGCGACTGGCTGCCGTCCGTAAGTCCGACTCAATATCGGTTTCTGTTCGGGTATAACGCAACCACCTGGGTAACGTCTTGGTAAAGTGTTGCACGGCTCGACTGAGATGTCCACTGGACAATTCGGCGAGGCCATGGCGCCAAGTTTCACCTGACCATACCCGAGGGGCCAACAGGCTGGCGAAACGCAATGCATCGGGATCGTTGACCAGTCCGTAAAGCTTATTGCATTCCTCCAGTGCTTGCTTACCTGGGGTGTCAATGCCTCGCAGTCCAAGGAAGAATACCGTTAACACGATGATCCGTTTCCCACGGTTCCATGGACTCAGAGGTTTTTCATGACGCTGATCTTCAACATTCATAGCTAAACCAATGTGAATTAGTTAAACAATGAGGATGTTGGCGTCGATACCCGCCCAGATCCCCGTACCCGAAAGCGTTTCGACGATCGTAGCGTAGCGGATGGCTTTGTCAGACTCCCGCCAGCTGATCACAACGACTCGTTTCACCTCGGGCGCGACATTCGACAGCATGTTACGCTTCGGCATGTCCAGTCCCACAATCAGGCGTGCTTTCTTCGTCTGACACGGGGTGTCCTCGGTGACTTCACTTTCCTTGGTCGTCCGGTAATTGATGGCGACATCAAAGTACTTGACGTTTTGGGTAAAGTCCTTTTTCAGTTTACGTTCGGTACCCCCTTTCTTCTCGACGCTGTCAAAGAACAGATCAGTGATGTCGGTCAGGCAGGCTTTGCTGGTTTCGTTGAGTACATCGAGGAGTTTCTTCTCCAGCATGCGCAAACCATCGACGGCCAGATAGACCAGCCCAGGGGGTGACATCTCTTTCACGACCGGTCGACGTTGTGAGGTCATCATGTCCAGACGACGCGGGGTGCGCCAGTCGAGGAAGGTGGTACCGTGCTCATCCAGCTCGGCCAGGACTTTGGGGTTCAGCAGGGTGTCTAAACGGCCCAAGAGGACGTGTCCGTACTTGCGGGTATCCAACTCCATAGCTTTGCTGCGAATCAGCTCCAGCGGCGCCTCTGGCTGTTTGAGGATGACCACCGCCAAGCACGAATCCGTGGTGGGCTTGCCGTGCTGTTCGTCATCCGGGCAATCGCCGATGTAGTAGATGTGTCCGTGGGCACAGACGTAATCGGTGTCGATGGTGCTGAAGTACCAACGGCCATTGTCCAAGAGTCGGTTGTAGGTGACCTTGTTCGACCAGTACCCGCTGGCATCCTTGGTACGCAGGAAGGTGAACGGATCGTTCTTGATACCGAGGATATTGCCACGGCGGGCGTACGCATCGGCCATCTCGTTACCGAAGTGACCGTCGTGTCCCTTGATCCATTCGAACTTGACCACCTTGCCGGCTTGTTCGAGCTGCTGCTTGAGTTCGTCCACGGTCAGCCAGAGGTCCTTGTTGGACACTTCATCGCCTTGACCGTTACGCCAACCGGTGTTCTTCCATTTATCCAACCACTCGTTAATGCCACGGGTGACATACTTGGAGTCAGTGAAGACCTTGACCTCTTTGATGTCATCGGCGGTCAGGGCCCATTGCATGGCCTGCTTAGCGGCAGTCAATTCGGTCTGGTTGGAACTGTTCGCGGGCCAGACACCGCCAACCCCTTCGACGTAGTTGACCACAGTGACGTTGGCCTTGACACTCGGGTCGGCGGAGTAACCGTTATGAGTGGGGACAGCTTTGGGGTTGCCGGTACCTTTCTTGGGCGGTACTTCTTGAAAGGTGTACCCGTGGATACCCCAGCCGCCCGTACCGTGTGAACTGTGGTGGCCCCCATCTGCATAGAGAACCGCTTTCAATTCGATACCTTGGGAAGACATGACTAAAATCCTTAGGGGCATAAGACAAAAGGGACTCATCAGATGATTGACGAGTCCCTTTGTTTTTAACGAGACGACTCACGGGGCAGCAGGCACGTGGACTGATGGCTCTCGATGATCGATTTGTAAAACGCGATTTGCTCATCCTTCACCTTCAGTGAGTCGGCAAAGATTTCGAGCTGGTCTTCGTAACGGGTCCTGTAATACTCTTCATTAATCTGGTAACGCCGCTCGTACTGATCGCGTTGGATCACCACTTCCATGAGCCGAAACTCGGCATCACGCGCAACATTGTAGGCAAAGAGAAACATAGCGAAGATCGCTAAGTTTATCGAAGATAGCGTAAGAACGATCTTGTTGTTATTGACAAACGCTCTAGCTTCCTTATTTCCAGTGAGCAGCTCTTTAATGAAGGGCAGGAGCGCGGTGACAATCTTGATCAATCCCACGGGTTCGACTCCTGGTAAAATGGTATGTTTATACCCCTCAACAACAACAGGCGCTAAAGCCTTCATACCTTTGGCGCTTGCGGAGATGCACTTATGTATACGCTTAAAGGTTTTGTGCAAATCCCTGGCTTGGTCAACAATGAGCCGGGGATGACAGCCCCCATCGGTGAGCTGAGTTCCAAGGGTTACACCTATGCTCGTGAAAAGACGTCGCACGCCCACCAGGACTTCTCTGGGGTGGCACTGACGTCGTTCTGGAGCAAGGAGAACGAAATCGAAGTCGTGCCGCAGGCGGCGGACGTTTATGCTGCGTTGCAGATCGGTCACTGGGTCTACACCCAAGCCAACGCCGGTTTGATCAACGGTCAAGGGAGCGGCTTCAACACCCTGTTCCACAACACGCATGGCGGTGTCTACGAGCTGCTGCGCTACGGCGCGCTGGTCCCGTTTGCCTCGGGTAAGTTCTGCCCGGAGTACATTGAATTCAGCATCATCGACCGTGAAGAGAACAGCATCAAGCTGTGGTTCTCCAGCTCGGCGTTTCTCGGCCAGTACGACGGTTTCGAAACCATCGTCCTGCCGCCGATCGAGCCGGTCATCAACTTCTTCGGTAACTACAACACCATCAAGACCCAACTGGATGCGATTACCCTCTCCACCATCATGGAGCGGGTCGAACGTGCCACTGCCGGTCACCCGTACACCCGTGTGCGCATCGACCGCTTCGAATGGGTCAACCCCAACAACCCGGAAATCAAGATCAGTACCGACTGGGCCACCGTGCTCTATGGGGTCAGTGGTGATAACCTTGACACCATCAAGGAACAGATCATCGAATACCTAGTGGCCAACAGCGATCGCAACAAAGATGAATGGGGCGTGTTGTTCCCGGAGATCTTCCGTTCGACCGAATACGTCATGGTGCCGATGTGGGAGCACTTCTCGATCCCGAACCGTACCCTCGCCACTGGCATGTTCTCGCCGGCCGTACCGATTAAGGATGCCAAGCGGTTGGGTAACGCCATGATCAAAGGTACCGGTTACACGCCCGAATGGCTGGCCGACAACTTGGTGATCGTCAACACCACTTATCGCAGCATCCCTCTGGTGACCGCCGCCAGTCCGAGCAACACCGACGGTGTCTTCCGCTTCAATGAGAAGTTCCAAGACTACTTTGTGGTGGCTTCGACGTCGCCGGAATTCATGCGCATGTCGCCCAAGACGCGTGACTTTATCCTGATGCTCACCGACATGCTGCGCATCGCCGAAGAGCTGACTCCGTTCAGTTCCATCCCGGTCGGCTACACCCGTGTCAAGCGTGACGACGTCTACTACCTAGCCCGTAGCTTCGACACCGTCAACTACCTGGTGGCGCTGCGCTTTAGCGTGATCGACCCGACCCTGTATCCGTAACGAGGAGTTAGAGCATGCGTGTAACGCCTGATCTGAATGCCGAAGGCCGGTTCGTCCTGCGCGAACCTTGGCGGGCGGAGAATAAGGACTACTGGGTCGACGCCATCCGTTCATTGGATGACGTACGCAAACTGGAAGACAACCCCATCGGGTTGATCTACACCCCGGTCGGATTGGGGGATGCTGAGTACCGGTCGGACATCGATGAAGGGGCGATGATCATTACCTTGCGTAGTGACGACGGCCAGATCATCTACGTGCCCGATACGTACATCGTCTCGGTCCCTCGGGTTGATGCCATTCCGTACAGTCACCTGATCGTTTCGGCGTCACTGGGTCCCTTCCCGGACACCTACAACACTGCGCTGTTGGAAGCCAAGGTCAGTGCGGTGATCTCCGATTACATCGGGGTCGAGCCACAGGTGAACATTGCACGGGCGCCGATGCGTGGGACGATCACCTATGATCGTCACCGCCAGCTGACCAGTGCTCGGCAAGCTGCTGTCCGATTGCGCGATACCGATCGGGCCACTGCATTGGAACTGGAGCAACTGGTACGCCAGCAACAGGATCAGATTCTGTTGCTGGAACGGCTGCTGATCGAACATGGCGTGGTGCAAATCCCGTAACAGCATACAGGGAGGGCACGAGGCCCTCCCTGTATGCCGCTTAGGTCAAGGTGTAGCGGAAGATGCGGATGTAGTTCCCCGACAGACCGTCCTTCTCGAACAGACACCGGTAGACGAACTTGTACTGCACTTCCGGGATGTCCAAGGCGGTGAGGATCTCATACGCCTTCTCGCGCAGCTCCTGATCGCCTCGGGGCACCTCGTGACTGATCATCTTGATGGCGTTGATGTAGATGTTCTCTGCCAGTGGAACGTCATTGTTCTTTTGCAGGTGCATCAGCATCAGACCACCGGCCTTGAGGATCTCTTCCTTATTACGGCAGAAGGATTCCAGAATGGCGTAGCGGGGTGCGCCTATGACATCGATGATGCGATCCGCGATGGCTTCGAGCATGGGGTCCATACGGGCCTCCTGTTAGGAAATAGTGACATGGTCGTTGCGGTCCACCTTAATACTGAGGTGAGATGGGTCCAATACGATCTGCTGAGCATTCGGGTACGACCCTTGACCGTCGGTGTAGTGCGAGATGATCAGCACTTGGCTGAACAGGTCATCCTCGATCAGTTCCTTGATGGCCGGAACGAGGTTGTGACGGTGCACTTCATCGAAGGAGCTACCCAGTTCGTCGATGTACAGCGGGTAACCATGCAGCCGGAAGAACTTGTAAACCACCAGACGGAACGCTTGGTTGACGATATCCACTTGGGACTCGGACCCTTCGCTGACGTCGTTGATCATGTTCTCCTTGGCCACTGCGTACATCGGGAAACGATAATCCAGATCCCCGTTTCCCGCATCACAACCCATCACCGTGAGGTTGTATCCCCAGATGCGGTTGATGTTGCGGTTCATGCGGTCCACAATCGAATCGATAAACACCCCGATCTGTTCGGCAATCAGACCGTCTGTCGGCGAGAGCATGTCCATCAAATGACGATAGGCGGTCTCTTGCACGGTCATCCGGTCGATCTCGTTCTGGATGTCCTTGATGATCCCTTCCTGCACTTCGTTCTCAGTCAGGGTACTTTCGATCATGGCCAGACTGATCTGGTTACGCTTGATCAGCTCACTCAGCTCCGCTTGACGGTGGGCCTCCGTACACTCATCCAAGACCTTCTTCAATGTCGTCAGTGTGTTATTGAACTTCTCCAGCTGCTGATCGTAGTTGCGGTTAGTACCGACCACTTGCTTGAGCTTCTGGATGCGTGCTCGTTTTTCGGTCAAGCGTTCGCTGACGCCTCGGATCTTCTGCTCGATCTTCTCAAATCGTTCGCGGATAAGGTTGCTACTGCCATTGACGGCGTCAATTTCCGAGAGGGTTGCCTTCAGGCTGTCCTGTTCACGGATAAACCGGCGCAGGTGTTCCGCAGCGGCGCAACCGTTTAGGAAGTCCTGACAGATCGGCGTCAGCACCACCCCGCGTTCAAAACCACCTTCCTTGTCGATCAGTTTCCACAGACCGGCTAACTGCGTGTTGCTCTGGCGGAACTGATACAGCTTGTTCAGTTGGCTCCGATACTCACGGTAACCACCTAGGAAGTCCATCGCCGTTTGCAGGCTGGCTTGGTGTTTGATCAGCAAATCCTCACCCTTGCGCTGCTGCTGGTTCAGGTAGGTTTCCTCGTCCATCTTCACGCCCGGTTTAAAGGCCGTGGAGCAGTTCGGACACTGGACCTCCGCACAACTACGGATGTGCTCGAAGCGGGTTTCGATTCGTGCCAGTTGGTTATTCACTGCCTCGATCTTCTGCCGCGATTCATCCAGCATGTTCTCGTGGTAGGTGACTTGGTCCGCCTCGAAACGATCGCCGGTACGCAGTCCGGCCAGCATGGTGATCAGGTCTTCGATCTTCGATTGGGTAGCCAATGTCACCGTGCAGTCCTCTAGGGAAAGTCCTGCGGGTAACTTGGCACGAGCACGTTCAATCGCTTGATCGAGTTCACCGATACGCTTACGTATCGCAGCCGGGTCCTTGCCTTCGATCTGCTCGATCTCGCGCAGCTGCTGTTCAACGTTTTCAAACTCCTCGCTCAACGACGCCAACGCCCCTTCCAGTTCACTGGCATCCCGGATCTCCTCTTGCAGTTTCTCTTCAGCCTCTTGGATGGAGGTGAAGGTCTGCCCCTCCAGTGTGACGATCGAGTAGCTGGCCAGCTGCGCAGCGGCGGGTTTGACTTCATCGTACAGCTCACGGGCGTGAGCGGTGAGTTGGCTCAACCGCTGGGCCAGTTGCGGGTTGCTTTCTTGCATCAGGGCTTGCAGTTCATTACGCAGCTCTTCCGACTTGGCCAGCAGCACCTGCTGTTCGTCCTGACTTCGCAGCTTGGAGGTTTCCTGCGCCAACCGGTTAATGTTGTGTTTGACCACCGCAGCAGCGTCACGGGCACCCTTCTTGACCTTGTTGTAAATCCCAAGGGCGTAGTTGAAGTCAGCCGCGCTCATCTTGGTGATCCAGTCACGGCGCCGGTTAGGGGCCATGTTGGTGAACTTCTCGCGACCGATCAAGAGGTTGTGTAACTCTTGAGTCATCTGGAAGTGTTCGCTGACCAGTTCACGCTGTACGGATTCGGTCTTGCCTTGGTTGAGTTCTACCCCGTCTACCTTGAAGGAATGTTCCGGGGTGCCGTCGAAGGTAAACTTGAGTTCGTACTGTTTGCCACGATGTTGTACGTGGCGGATGCTGTAGCCACCGGGGTTGAAGGATTTCTTGTTGTGCGGCATCACCGAGAAGCCCAGTTCCAGCAAGCTGGATTTACCCGAACCGTTGGAACCGAGGACCAGTTGGGTTTTGACAGTGGGAGAGATTTCCAGCTTCTCGATCCCCCGCAGAGAAAAGCGCTTACAGCGAAATAAGCACACGTAAGTAAATAGCATGTCAACACCTACTACCAGAAGTCTGTACCATTGGTGTGATCAGTTTTGTTTAACGGAGAGTCAGATGCTTACTTCATTATTTCGACCGTTTGCCATCGGTACCGTGGCTGAGAACAAGGCCCTACGCTCCAAAGAGATTGAAGTGGTTCCTCATGAGCACCTGCCGTTCCTTGATGGGGAACTGGCGGTCAATCGAACCCCTATCGAATTCAGTGGAGTCGATGCCGACGGGAATGCCTACACCGGGGTGGTGGAAAGCGACATCGCCATTCCTGCGACTTGGCTGCCCGAATCCAGTAACCGGTACACGGCCCCCGATGTTCGTCGAGGGGAGCGGGTGATCCTCTACACCTACGGGGACACCAACCAGTTCTACTGGCGACCCCTAGGGTTGGACGATCACCTGCGCAAGCTGGAAACCATCGTCTGGGCGATCAGCGCCACCCGCGATGAAACCAAGACCACCCTAGATCTGGAAACCTGCTACATTGTTGAATTCTCCAGCCATGCCAAGGCGATCTCCATTTCGACCTGCAAGGCTGACGGCGAGCCGTTTGCGTACGACATTCAGCTCAACACCAAGGACGGACGTTTCACCATTCAGGACGATGCTGCCGGAGCAGACAAAGAGGGTAATCTCTGGTTGTTCGATTCGGCCAACACGCACTTTCGCATGCAGAACATCGACGGTACTCTGCTGGAACTGAAGAAGATCGATGTCAACGTCGTTGTCCCCGGTACCCTGACCGGTACGGTTGAAAAGGACATCAACTTCTCGTGCGAGAACATGAATGTCACCGCCCGTAGCAACTTTGTCGCCAAGGTAGGGGCGGATTTCTCGGTCGATGCAGGCGGGAGTGCCAATGTCAAGGCAGGGTCGAATGTAACCCTGGATGCTGGGGCGAATGCCAATGTCAAGGCAGGGTCGAATGTCGAGGCTAAAGCAGGCGGCGACCTGTCGCTGGAAGCCGGCGGGAACTTCAATGCAAAAGGCTCGATGGTCAATGTCGAATCGTCTGGACCGGCTATGGTCAAGGGAGGGGCGGGATTGACCCTTGATGGGGGTGGTGCGATGCTGGTGTTGAGTGCCGGCGCGGCCAGTATGGTGGCATCTTCTTTTAGTGGGGGTTAATCATGTTTGAACTACTTCAACTCGGTAGGTCAAAGTCGGAAGATACGTTTGCTGGATTCGTGCCGTCCACTGACTTCATCACCAGCGCCACACTACGCGACGAACTGGGTATTGATTTCGGTGTAGTCATGGAAGATGCCGGCTGGTTAAATGTGATGTTGGATGGCAAACACCTGTTTGTCGCCAAGAAGCCCTTATTGAACTCGGTCGACGAAAAGGTGCTGACACAACGGAGTCTGGTCACGGGCGATCGTACAATCAAGGTGCGCGGGGTGACCTATAAGGTCCGCTTGCTAAAGACCACGAACCCCAATATGTCGAGTGTCCACCCGGCACCATCAGTAACCTACGACCATGTAACCTTACAGAATTCGGAGTTCAACCGAATCTTCTACCCGTTGACGTACAACAGCACCCACCCGATCGGATCGGTATCCACCGAAGGGTTGGTCTTTGGGTCATTGGCACAGTACACCGAAGAAGAGCTGGGGTTCTCCACGAGTGGCGTCGCGCCGGTCAATCAACTTTACACGATCTGCCAAGAGAAAGGTCAGCATGGCTACCCGGTCGAACGCGGTTTTTACGGTGTTCACTCGGCCTACAGCCATCATCAATACCTCGGTGCCTACCATACACGCACCTGGCGTCCCGTTCTAGAGAAGGTCTGAATCATGCTCGAATGCCTCTTGAACAATGGAAACGTCCAATCCGGACGTTTCTTTGGACTGCCGAGACACGCGAAAGTAAAAGGATCTGCATGGAGCAGTGGATCGGTCAATTATCTCTTGGAAGGTAACGCTTCCATTACTGAAGAGGGATCTCTGATCATTTCGGATAACATCAGTGCGCTGAGCATGACGTTTTCGGATGGTTTGAACTTGGACGCCAGTGAAGACTGGTATTTGGAATTGGAAATAAAAGGTAGTTTTTCCGGCAGCTCTAACAATGTTTTCGTTTGTGGAGCATGGCCGTCCGAGGTCTATTTTCAGATACAGTACTATCGCAACGCGATTTACACTTACTTCGCTGGACCGTATCGGATTGGACCGACGGTTCATTTACTGTCAATTCCACAAAGCAACCACATTGTCTGGCAGTCACGCAGCGGCATGCATGAAATCTGGGTAAACGGTTCACTTAACCACACCCTCGATCGTCGCTCAGTGTCGCTGAAGATCCCAGTTGGAGACCGATTGGAATTGCCGATGCGTAAAGACGGTAACTTCAACGGGCAGTACCTGCAAGTTAATTTGGTCAAAGGGCAGCTTCGCTATCCTTAAAGAGTACTCACTATGATCGAACTACTCAATATCAACATTGACCAGCCCATTCCGGTGTTTAACCTCGGGGTCAATGGTGGTCAGATTGTTGAAACCATTACGGGTCGAGTTGCAACAGTCCTAGGGACAGTGAGCGTCTCTGATCAGCATGTGTTGAATGGAAACGATGGATCAATCTACTTCCCCGGTAACACCAGTTCGTATCTTAGCTTCAGCCATTTTGAAGACCTGACCTTGGGTGACGATTTCACCGTCGAGTGGGTGGTGAAACTGGAGGAGTTCTCGAATAGCGCCAATGAACGGGTCGCACCGATTGTACACTGGAGCGAAATTGCGGCGCCGGGTAGATCGTCGAATATCGACCTGTTCTACGGAGCAGGGTATAATCAGCTGGTGCTGAGAACCAACGTGTCCACCGTCCCTAACCGAGTAGTACCGCCACTGATGGAGTCGGCGTTATCCGGACAGTCAGAACACTGGGCTATAGTCCGTAAAGATGGCGTAACCTCCACGTACCGTAACGGTGTCCGGATACATCAGACGACGGAGTTCGTCGCCCCAGTCGAGAACGCCATTGTCCGGGACTTCCACATCGGTAGGCGGACGGGTGGTACGGGGAACGTTTTCTGGTGGTTCAAGGGCTATCTGTCGGGATTGCGGATGTACGATAAAGCCATCGGAAAATTTCAATTGACATGAGGTGTAACGATGATTGAGATGCAGCTCATGCAACCGGTGAACCCGTTCGGGATACGTTGGATTTTCAACGGTCCTGTTGGCAGTACCGGTCAGAACGACCTGAGTGGAAGGTATCCCATACAGTCCACGTACGGGAGTGCAACCATTCGAGAAGAAGGCGATAAACGATTCCTTTACCTCGATGGAAGCTCGTGGTGGACACTTCCCCATGACGCGTACTTCAACGTGGATGGTGATGATTTTCTGATCGAAGTTACGTTCCGGGTACGGAGTCATCGGTCGTGGTTTCCGTTGTTCTCCAAAACCGTCGGGCAAACGGGTGGCTACAGCTACGCCCTCGCCGTCAAAGACGGTCGACTGGAATTCTACTGGTCGGCGGACGGGACGCACACTAATTCCTATCGCATCACCGGCGGACCTATCTTGTCTTTAAACACGTGGTACAAGGGTCGGATCGAACGACGGGATGGCGCACTGGTGTTGTACTTGGACGAGGTGGTTATCGCTAGTTACGTCAGCGCCACCATCCATTCATCCACGTTGGAAATCAGCATCGGCGGAGCTAACTTTCCGTTCGTAGCTCAATACAACGGTCACGGGGATATTGCTCAAATCCACTATTGGAAAAAGGACAGTAGATAAAATGATTGAGTCGTTACTCTCGCACCAAGTAAAAAGCAGTTTTGATTTTGAGAATCGACAGTGGGTAAAGGTCGGACCCAGCAGCGGAAGCCAGCTTCAGGCAGCTGCTGTCACAGTCGATGGAGTACCCTACATATTTGGCGGTCGCAATTTCTCCAATGGTTACTCGTTTAATGCCGCTAAGAAATACGTCAACGGTGAGTTTATACCCATTGCCAATTTGCCAGTTGGTCTGATGGAACCGGGTTACGTCGCGGTGGGACGTAAGATCTACTTGATTGGCGGTACTACTCGGTTAGTCAGCGGATATGAAAGTCGCAAAGTCTACATCTACGATGTAGACACGGACTCCTACAGTACAGGTGCAGATTGTCCCACAGCGTCGCTAGTGGGATGTGCTACTGCGGTCGGTACGGATATTTATCTTTATGGTGGGCTAGTAGACCAAAACGAAAGTAATAACCAAAAGATTTTCTACAAGTACGACACTGTAGCCGACCAATGGACGGTACTTCCGTATCACGACAGTTACGGTTATTACTCAACGTTCATCTGCTCACTGGGCAATAGGCTTTTTACGTTTGGCGGGGAAAGTTCCAACGCCGGTATCAAAGATGGCACGCTTCGGGTTTACGACACGTTTGATCAAACGTG